CCAATTCCACACAACAAAACTCTATTTTTCTTATCATCAGCCATTATAACTAAAATGTTTTTTAATAAATATGTTCACTAATAACAAAATAAACATTATATAGCCAAAAATCAATGTTTTAATAAAGAAAAATCCTCATTCTTAGTAAAAAGAATGAGGAAATTTAAAAATTATTGTTTATTTTTTTTTTTTAATTATTGATTTACTTCTTGAACTTCCCAACCTGTTGGAATACCATTTACACCTGTGGTCCATCCTGTCATTGATGGTGCTTTAACAAATGTACCAGTATTCGCAACACCATTCACCCAATTAGATATACAGTCACTTGCTGAAATATCTGTTGCAAGACATTTAATATAATTCAAATTAGAACAACCGCTAAACATTCCTTCGTAACAATAATCTATCAATGTTTTAGCAGGTAATTCAGGTGCAGTTGTTAATGAGGTACAATTAGAAAACATATATGTACATGCAGATTCTGAATTTCTCATCGTTGTTCCACTTGTTCCAACACTCGATGGACCTTTTGTTAAACTTGTACAACCATAAAACATATAAGTATAACACTCCCTATATAATATACTTGCAGGTAATTCAGGTGCAGTTGTTAATGAAGTACAATTAGAGAACATATATCTATAGCACCCCAATGTTAATTGTGTTGCAGGTAAATCCGGTGCTTGGGTCAGTGATGAACATCTATTAAACATGCTTGCATAACAATAAGTTTTTACACCTGTTGCTGGTAAATAATTTTTAGGTACTGTTATAAGACTTGTACACTCATCAAACATATTTCTGTAACAATAATTTGCCAACGTTGTGGCCGGTAATTCAGGTAATTCAAACAATGAAATACAACCACTAAACATCCTATAATAGCAATTGCTTGCTAATGTTTTAGATGGTAAGTTAGGCGCATCAACAAGTGATATACAGCCCTGAAACATACCACAATAACAAAGATATGCCAAATTTTCTATGGGTAAATAATTTTCAGGTACTGATGTTATACCACTACAATTACAAAACATATAGCCATAACAACCAGTTGCCAAAGTTGTTGTACCCAGTTCAGGTAATTCTGTTAACTGTCTACAATTACCAAACATATAATAATAACAATATGGTTCCATTTTATTTGCTGGTAAATAAGGAACACCCTGTGGCGTTTCATATGATTCAAACATATTATCATAATACCCACTTTCAACACCTTTCACCATTCTTGGTGCATTATTTAACTGATGACAGTTATTAAACATATAATAATAGCAATATGGCGCAAGTGTCATTGCCGGTAATGAGGGTGCTGATTTCAATCTACTACAGCCCTGAAACATGGTTCTATAACAACTATGTGTTAATATTGTTGCAGGCAAAACCAAATTACTTGCATCAAGCATACCTGCAACACTATGAAACAAAGCATAAAAAGCGAAATCGCTTTCAAATGATACTTTATTAACAAAATTATTTTTGTCTAGCAAAGACATTATATTTCCTTTAGCCGTAAAATGTGCTGTTGTTCCTGAAAACCCATTACGATAAAATTGTGTTGAAGAAGAAAAAGAAAAACCAGTATTGTTCCCTCTAAATTGAATTGTATCACCTGATACAGCGTTTAAAAAGACATTATCGGTTGAAGATGTTACTGAAACCCATTCACCACCATTTAAAGAATATTCTATTGTTTTTGTTTCTTCATTTAAATTACTTTCGGAGAGAAGTAAAGTCCAAGCAATTTTGCCACTTTGGTGAATTTCAAATGTTAATGGAATACTTTCATAATTATTATATCTTATTTTATTACTATCTTCAGTATAAGAAACAAGTGGAATTTTAAAATTACTTCCCACTCCACCTGATACAAAATCATTATATTCACTATCGTAATCAAATTGTTTAATATATTTACTCATATAACAACACTTTTTTGATAAATAGTCTGAAACAACAAAAAATCACGGATATAATATCCGTGATTCAATACATATTTTACATATTGTTATTTCCAAAACTTATTTGTTATATCAATCCATTTATAATCATTAAACCAATTCATATCCTTATTCTCATCCATCACAATTTTATACATTTTTTGGTTTGTTGTTGTTTTATTTAATGGTCCACATTCCTCTTTATATTCACCCATTTTAACATAATCGAAATTTTCTTGTATATCATAATAAAGATATTCATTGAAAAAATCCAAACCTGTATACAATGCTGTTTTTAAATTATGTTTTCTAACCAATTTAGCCAAATTAAATAATGCCTCAAAATCATTCCCCTCGCCCAAAAAACAAACACATGTGATGCCATCATTCTTTTTAATTAACTCTTCCATTATATCTTCAGTTAATTCATCACCAATATTTTTTCTTAAATACGGACTATGACAACCCTTACAATGATGTGGACAATTAGATATATTCAGTGTTAAACTTATTTCATCAGGCACTTCCGAAAATGTGACCATAACTTCATCTTTAATGTATTTTACCATATTTTAAATCTTATTGTATATTAGGGTCAAAATTCTTTATGTCAGCAAATGAATCTGAAAGTTGTTCAATACCTATCTTTTGCATATCCTGTGGATTAACAAAAATACCTGTATCTTTTCCTATTTCATGTTTCAATGCATCATTAACATAATAATAACTTGTGCCATTAACACTTGCGACAATTGAAAGAATCCTATCATAAAGAAGGTTTCTATTTTGAAATTTTGCATCAAGTTCTTTTTTCGCTTCACTATATGCCTTAAGGTCTTCAGGTGTAAGCATATCTACTGCTGTCTTTTCAGGTCCAAGTGGTGTTGACACCTTTGACATTGCCTTAAACATTTTTTCAGGGAACTCACCAAGAATATGTCCGGCATCATTAATAACATAACATGTCGTTTTTGTACTTTTAACATTAGCAAAATTAAAATCCTTTGAAAGATTACCTGTTTGATTCATTTGTACAACACCATCAAGTTTTTCCCTTTGATTATGATTATCACCCATTTTCTGTGGTAAACCATATCTAAGTCTCAAATCAGTCATCTTATCATCATATTCACCCCATGCTTTATCATGGCTTGCTTTTGATGTCCAATTAAGATTATATCTTCTTACAACAACAATTGCTTTATTCATTGGTAATTTCTTGATTTTACCTTCGGCATCATCATTAAAACTTTTAACTGCATCAAACCAATGTTCATTACCGTCCCTTGTATAATCAGCAAGAGCAGCATCAACTTCATCTTTTCTCCAATTTTTCTTGGTATTATAAACCGGTTTTGTGGTTACATAAGTAAGTGATACCCATCTACCTGCACCATTTGCATCTTGTTCCTCAATTTTATCAATCATCTCACTTCTACCAACTTGTATTCTTGGTGTGTTGAATCCTTCAAATAGATTCATCCTCTGCATTAAATCAATTGTTTCGTTTAACTGTGTTTTCATATCTTCTATCTTTTTAAATATTTACTTTTCCTTTCTCAAAAACTGAAAATGTTTTCTATTTTCTATATATTCCATATCTTTTTCATGGTTATAAGCCTCTTTTTCAAAACAAATATTTCTATATGCCTTATCCGGCATTATAATCAAATTAATTAACCAATTAAGAAAATATATAATATAAAAAATTATCCCACCAATTATTATTTGCAATGGTCTAAAAAAGAAAAATGGTAATGCAAAATCCTTCATTTGTTCAGTGTGTATCTTTTCATGATTTATAACAATGTTGACGTAATCAGCATATCTTGGGTCAGCCAACATTGTTTTTCTTTCAATTCGCCAAAAAATCAATCCAAACATTGACATCGAAATGTATTTCTTAAAAGGAAATATACTACTTAATATTAATTTTGTGTTACCAAACTTCTTTACCATAACTATTTTTTTATATAAATAGTTTTAAACCTAATTGTTTTTAATTTTCGGTAAAAACTCTTTTACATAATTAATTTCACCTTTGGCTAACTTTAATAAAATTTCTAAATTAGATATTACAAAATTCTCCAATTTGTTTATATCCTTCTTTTTAATTGGGCTATCTTTTGGGAAATTTTCTATAGTAGGTGGATTAGTTAGTAACATTGAAGAGAACTCCCATGTTGTGCGCTGTTCATTACTTGCTCTAAACTTTAATCTTGGTGCATGGCCTTCATATGTGTGTCCTTCATCAAGCCAAATATCCATCGGTAACCCACTATCTTCCTTTCTTAGTGTTGCCATTTCAAGTAAAACCTTCTTGGCTTCTGTAATTACGTAATTTGGCACTTTTATTGAATTAACAAACTCAATTTGACTAATTCTTCTTGTTGCAAGCATGAATAAGCTAACTAAATTTAATTGTATAAAATCTTGTACAGCAAAAATGTCATTGTACGAAATATTATAATCAATTTCACTATTTAAAATCTTAGGTTTGTCACTAACACTCATTGTTATATATGTGTTATCCATTTTAGTATAACCGTTTCTAATAAGCAAAAGCAATTGGTGATTATGTCTTTCGTATGACCCACCATCATCAACAAATATATCAACTTTTAAACCTGTTACTTCAGGTTTTAACCACATATATTCCATTACCTCATCTACATCAGAAATATTATATTCCTTAATAACTTTTTTAATTGTTTCACTAACAATTTTTTTCAAATCATTTTCATTAATTTTTATTTTCATATCATTTTTCCTTATTCTTTATCATTAACAGTTGCCTCAATTGCTGATGTTCTTTTTTCACGTTGAAACTGTTGAGCATCCATAATGTCATATATCGTACCAAGAACAACATCAGGATATTCTTTGGACACAAAATTAAATGTTACAGGGTCAATATCAGCAATCTTTTCAATTGATGACGGTATCTTACCATCCTCAATAGCATCATATTCTTCAGAAGTAATTTTTTCAATGGCTTCATCAAACATCATCCTTATCTTATCAATACCCATCTGCCTCTCCCTCTCTTGCCTGTCAAGATAATCGGACTTAATCTTATCCCAATCCATATTACACTCCTTTAAATATGGTATCTCCCACTCAGGATGAGCCATCCAAAACTTAATTTCCTTATCCTCCATTGTCATAAGTTGTTCATATGTGTCTTGGTCACCCTCCTTATTGGGCTGTCCTGAACATAATTGTGCTTCCTCATCAGTAAAACACTGTCTTTCTGAAGGCTTGTTAATCAATATCCTATCCCTGATATCTTTTGAAAAACAAACTAACAATGGCGTTATTCTCTTGTTAAACTGCTCAATGTACTTTTCAACATTGTATTCTTTACCTTCCTCACAATAAAAATCTTTGTCCGATTCAACAATTTCTCTTGGTAACAACTCAGCAAACAAAATAATCTCATCCTCAACCTTCACTTGCGGATAATGCTTATTTACCCACTCACCAAATTTTAACTTCTTCTTAGTACCTGCCTTACCATCATCAGCAACCTTCCACTCCTTATCCAACTGATTCTTTATGTCCTTAACAGTACCATCTTCTTGTATGATGTTATAATGTGTCACCCTCTTAACATCAGAATGTGACTTCTTTGTACCTGTATTAATATAATACAACGTTTCACCTAAATCAACTTTTACATTGTTCTTAATTGCTAATTCCATCCATGCTTGCCTTGATTTCTTGTTTCCTGCTTTGGTCACAGTCTCACAATCAGCAATGTAATCAGGTATAGTTTTTTTAACCTTACCCTTACTTGCAATATCCTTTAACGGTATCTTATAATTGTAAATCTTCTCAATATAAGCATAATACGCTTCAAGAAATTCCTTGCCTTTATTCTGAAGAAGTAACCTAAAACCTCTGTCCATAAAATTCTGTATGTAAATTGGTAATTTCTTAGACTTAAGTGTATTACCAACAATCTTTACATCCTTCGGATATGGCTTCTCAGGAAAATAATCAAGATAATTCTTTCTCGATATATTACACGAAAAATCCAAAATTTCATCACGGTGTTCAAGTATCTTTATCTATACATACTTCCAGACTATATCATCATCCTACAATAGTAGGAGCCTCCCATTTCCACAATTAAATTGTGTACTCTACTTGATTATTCATTAAAAAGAACTCTTTCGATAGTCGTTGAACCTTCAAGTAATATATGATATTACATGCTTGGCTGCTTTTAGTTGATTGCCCCACATATAAAGTTTTTACAATGAAAATGGCATTACCCATTCTTTTTTATCTATATCACTACGATAAAATTGTATTTACATGCTCGTTTAGGGGTTTCCAGCAGTTAGAGAGGTTATTGCCTTAAAATTACTTTTAAGCGGCACAGATGCTATTTATGCCAAGTCCCATTTTATTAACCGCTTTTGGGTTATAGTGCATATCACACATGTATGTATCATTAAATTCAGCAACATCTGCTTCAAAACCTACATATTCTTTATCCTTCTTAGTTTCTCTTGATAAACCTGTACTGACATAAGGATGTTCTTTTGTGTAACGATACTTTGACTCATCAGGTAATTTGAAGTTAAATCCATCAGTTTGTTTTAACACATTCATACCAAACGCATTAACCATTGTACCATCAAGACTAATATCATACACATAGTCCTTAATTTTTCCTTTATTTTTAATTGTCATAATATAAAATTTTTATAAAAATATAAATTATTTTTCTTTTTTCCAAATATAACAAAAACAGCCACAGTCATATATTCTATACCATTTTTGTGACAAACAAAAATCATGTTCACTCATGTTTTCAGGGCATCCATATTTATTTACTAATATACTTTTCCTAAAATTAAATCTATAATGTCTTCTATTGTTAATTACATAATAATAATTTGGCTTAGACTCATTGTATTTTGTAAAACCTAAAATATTATACAAATTTCCGTTGGACCACCTTCTATCAGCATAAGTAATTATTTCATCGGGTTCATGTTTTTTAATAAAATATTTAAATAACTTACTTGCACCACCAGTAATATTTGTATTTAATTTATTACAAAACCTAAGTAATTCCCATTGATGTTTTCCATTGCCAACAAAATGTCTTGATTTTCCAAATGTCATTAGTGATACTAATTCATTATTATAATATAAACCTAATTTAACAGATGAACCACATTTTCCTTGAAGATGATTTTTTTCTAAAAATTCATTTGCCTCATGTGCTTTAACTTCTCTAACTTCACACTTTCGTGCCATTATTGAATTTTCGGTTTTATTTAACATATTTTTTAATATTGACCTAACAATATCTTGTTTATATAACCACTCATCTTCAAAAATATGAAACAAATGAATACCTTGTTTTTCACATGCAATTGTTTTATTTAAATGATATTTAGTACCTTTTACCAATTCATTATGCCAATATAACCCATCTAACTCAATACCAATTTTTGAAAATGGTAAATATATGTCAAGTTCCTTACCTTTTAAAATCAATCTATCCCTTTGTATTACATTATCTTCACCAACTAGTTGACAAACGAAATTATACACTTCAACTTCAGGTTTCGAATCTATTAATGAACATTTTCTACAATTCTGTCCCATTAAATGATTACTTGGCTCCATCCAAAATTCACCGTGTTCAGGACAAATAATACAGATATTAGTATCTGAATCAATATAATTAACTTTAGAATAGTCATACTTGTCTCCATGTATTTGTCTTGCTTTCTCTATAAACTCTTCTGTAGTCAATCTTGTTTTATTACTTGCAGATATTCTTCCACATTTAGGACATCCTTGTTTTCCTTTTATGTGATTATTCATTGTTTGTAAAAAAACACCATGTTCAGAACATATAATCGGATATCTTGTTCTATCATTTTTATATTCAGTGATTAAACTATAATCATATTTATCACCGTGTACTTCTTTTGACAATGTAACTATGTCATCAATTGTTCTTCTTTTGCTTGCAGCAGATTTAATATATCTGCATTTTGGACAACCTTCGCCACTTAACAAATGTGTTGGGGATATTTTAAAATCTCCATGTTCTATACCATCTTCATCTTTTACATGACATGTAACTATAACACTTTTTTTATTATTTAAATAATTAACTTTTTCAAAAGTATAATCTTTACAATGTTTTAACTTTTGTGCGGTTTCTTTAAATGTTTCTGTGTTATATCTAAATTTGCCACTGCATTTAGGGCATCCTTGTTTACAGCTAATATGCTTATTAAATGACTTATAAAAAACACCATGTTCAGGGCATATAATCGGATATTTTGTTCTATCATTTTTATATTCAGTAATTAAACTATAGTCGTACCTGTTACCATGTATTTCTTTTGCTTGTTTAATTCTTTCTTCTAAACTTATTTTTTTACCCATAATTTTAACCTTTTAATATAAATAGTTTGTCGCTTCCAAAAGCACCGAAAAAAGAATTATTTTTTTAAACATTTTTTTAAGTATTGTAATCCAGCAAGACAAGTTTTACTGTATTTTACATTATCTTTATAATTTTCCATAAAAGTGTTATAAAATGCCTTCTGATATTCCTTTTGATAGTTCAAAACCTTCATTGGTACTCTGTCTATTTTACCTTCAGCCAATTCAATTGCCATTTGCTTGGCAAACGGAACTTGTGTCATAAAATACCTTGTATATCCGTCAGGTCTTATTTCCCCATTATAATACTCTAATTCAGTATTTTCATTAATTTCACTTGGTTTAATTTTTTCTTGATTAGAGTTAAATAAACTGTGGTCTTCAGTTACTTCAACCTTCATATCACCATCAGTAACTTCATATATATCTTTATCAGTCTTATGTCTATATACATAACTTGGTTCAACCCATCCACTTCTTGATAAAACCAAATAATCCTTTTTACTATAATCATATTCCCTACCAAGTGCATCAATCTTGATTTCATCTTCATTGATAAGTTCCTCTATTGGCTTAATATCAATCATTCCACTATCCTTATATTTAATAAATAGTGGTGTGTCACCTGTGAATGAATCACCAACGATAGGTTCATAACCTAAATTAGCAAAGTGACTAATCATTAACCTTAGCGCTTGCCTACCGGTACATGTTGTTCTTTCAGCACATTTAACCGATTTCCAAGGATAAACTGAACCTATATTAGAACCGTATGCACCGAAAAATGAGTTACAAAACACCTTACGGATATTTTGTAGTTTATCATATTTAGCAAAATCAGCAAGTGCCTTATGATATTCATTATTTTCATCAGGTGTTAATTTTTCACCACCATTTACCTTTTCTTCATATTTTTGTACTATTTTATCAGCATTTTTTTTCTGTTTTTTAAATGCTTCACGAGAAGTAAGCATATAATTAAGAAATTTCAGCGTTGCACCTGATATATCTTTTTCGTCCTCAATTGCCCAAGTAAGAATAATTGATGGGTATAGACTGTTATAATCAAGTTTTACAATTGGGCCACAACCGCCCACTTTGAGAAGTCGTGATAGACCACCGGTGAATTTTCCTGTATTTTCAGCAAAAGGAATAGCAAGATTATTTTCATATGACCAAGCCATCATAAGTGATTTCCACTGACCTGCCGTACCCATAGTACAGCATTTCTGAAATGATAGTGGAAGAACTTTGCAAATACCAAAAGCACTTTGGTTAAGTGTTAATTCCACATCATTACATTCCTGAAGGTCATCAAACAAATATCTTTCGACAATATATTTACCTGTGACGATTTCATAGCCTTCTTGAAGTGGTTTATCATCGGTTATTTTATACCACTTGCCATCAATATTATTAAAAGCATATGAAGGTGTTTCATCAATAAGTGTTTTATCAATTATATCACCTGGTACATAAACACGATTTGGTTTAACGACTTCAAGATATTTTGCCGAATATTTAAGATTTGCTTCCTTAAAATTAGAATCTGTTGCCTGTGCCCTTCTAACAGCATGTAATGAATCAGTTATAATAGTACCAGGAACAACTGTTTGATGGAAAGTTTCGACCTCACCACCAAGTTTAAGTATTGATTCTTTTTGATTTTTATATATGGTTTTATTATTGAAATATGGTTTAGAAACATCATCAATAGATGTACCAAGTTGTTTACATCTTTCAATTATAAAAGACCAGTCGAAATTTTCTCCGTTATGTGCTGTTATGACATCAGGTTTAAAACTATATATAACCCTAAGGAATGTGTCAATAATTTTTAATTCTGACTTATTTTTTTCTTCCTCAGTATTACCTTCAAGCCTATATATTCTTTCAAAATTTTCAAATGTTTTACCACGAACAACAACAGGACGATTTAGTTTAACACCAATAAGTTTAATACGATGTTTCGTTGGGTCAAGACCTTCGGTCTCTAAGTCAAACGTTAACCTCAATATCTGATTATAGTCATCATAACCTTTAAAAAATCTTTTTCCTGTGGCAATTAAATATTGTTCCTGTGGTGTAATTGCCAAAAATGGTCTTTCTATCTTTTTTCTTGTTTTATCATTATCATCTTGATAAACAGGAAAATTACATTTCTTAAAAAAATTCAAAAATTCAGAATAAGACATTGGTCTTGTTGCCTTGAACAAATATCTATATCCATTTTTCATTTCAGGTATTTCATACCCATCCTTTGTTGTTATATTAAGTGCTTTAATTTCAACACCACACTGATTAAGTAAAAGTTTTAACTGTTTTCTATTACCATCACATAATGCCAAACATGTCTCCAACCTTGCCCATATAAATGGATAAAATGGTTGCATTGACATACACTTTTGGTCCTTTTCATTACGATAAAAAACCCTTATAAAATTATCCCTATGAGAATATTCAAGATTAACAATCCTCTCTTGTGGGTCATGACCATTTAAAAATGTTTCAATAACCTCATCAGTAATTTCTTTTCTAATTTCTTCTGCCATAATATTATTTTTAAATTAAAGCCGTTTCAACCGGCATCATTATTTTTTTACAAATATACAAATTTTTTTAAAAATAAAAATACTATTGACAAATTATCTTGTATCTTTATTTTTATAATAAAAAACATGAAAACAAAAATTAAAATTAATGAGAAAAAATTAAAAAATATTATAGGTGATGTCATTAACGAAATTTTGTTTAATTCACTACCCAAACATGACCCAAGTGGTAATATGTACCACACAATGTTAACAGGAAAACCTTATATTGTTAATGAAGGTTTAATACATAGTTACCCCATTGATAATGTTATTTTTGCTCTTGCAAATTTATTTGATTTAGTTGATGTTAAAAACACCGAAGAAAAAAATAGAACACTTTATTTTTTAGATAAAAATCAAAAATTAGGCAACAAAAACGGAATTATTACACTAAACAAATATAGTCAAAATAATACTGAAAGAATTGAAATTATTATAAACGAAAACGATTTTAATCAAAATGATTTTGATAGATACTTATTAAAATATGGTTGGTTCTGCTCCATATCAGAAAAGTTAAATAGTTATCAAAATCTTATAAGATTTATTTACGAAAAAAAATTTGATGTTGATGTAACAGAAACTGTTTTAAAAAATAAATATATTTATCACATTTGTCCTGATATATATCTAAACAAAATTAATAGAATTGGTTTAAAACCGAAATTTTCTTCTTGGAACACATATTCAAATCCGGAAAGAATATATTTCTTTTTAAAAGAACTTGGTCATGATGAATTTCTAAAATGGGTATATAATTTTATTGAAGGTAAGAACTTTTATTATAATAAAACAGATGGTTGGGCATTATTGAAAATAAACACAGCGTCTTTAACCAATAATCCAACATTTTATTTTGACCCAAGAATGAAAGACGGTGTTTATACAATGGACACAATCTCACCTGAAAATATTGAAATTGTTGATTATATTAGTAAAAATGATTTATTTGGATAAAAAGAAGGAGGCTATTTTAAGCCTCCTTCTTCTACTTTGCCATATACTCTTGTTTTTTGTTCAATCTGTCTACCATCAGACCAATTTTTAATTTTTGTTAAATAACCTATAATTCTGTCCCAAAGGCTTACATTTGTACTTCCACAATGTGGACATTTATCAAAAGGTTGTTTAGCAATAAATCCACAATCTTCACATTGACAATTAGGGATATTAAAAGTTAAATAACTACAACCGTTTTCTGCTGCATATTTTAATATTTTCTCATATTGTTCTTTCGACAAGTGACTATCGAGATTAAGATGTGCAGCACTACCACCGTCAAGATATTCACCAACATAATTTCGTCCCATAAGTCTTATTTTTTCAAAAATGCTTAAATCTTCATTTGGTTTATATATATAACTTGCATAAAGATTAGTATCTTTAGGAACCCAGTAACCATCTTCTTTATCCCAATTATAATTCTTCACAGCAAGTGATTCTGCCGGTACTTGTTCTGTGTTAAACGTTAATTTATGTTTTTCCTCAGTTACTTTATGTAATGTATTTTGTTCCTTAATATTTCCAAAAATGTTCTGACAGAATTTAGCATATTCTTCATTATCATTACATTTAATACCAAGGAATTCCGCAGCCTGATTTAAACCATTCAAACCAATTGTCAAATATTGCTTATTAAGGTCAATAAAGCCAGATTTATACACGGGTAATAAATTAGCATCATACATATCCCACAATAGTTCATTATATGCCGTATGATACTTGTATACTCGTTCAAGAATCTTATTCATATAATTCTTTAAACTATCATAATCACTGTCAGTACCATTAAAAACAAAATCCGAATTCTTTTCTTTCTTACCATTAAACCAATTCTGAATAATTCTACTAAGATTTAATGTTATGACTGATTTCGAACCTGTTTGAACGCCTATATTACCATTAGTAAAATTAAACTCTTTTGTTTGTATTTTATTTTTTAATCTACAACAACTAGACAACGAGTCAACCGAATCACTAATATATGTAAAAAAACTATGACCCCTTGCATATTCTTCACAAACAAAATTAAACATTTCCTCATCAACAAACTTTCCGTCCTTGTAAAGTAATGTAAAAGATTCAACAGGGAAAGTAAGTAAACATTTTAGTCTTTCATTGTTGAACCACATCATGAATTCTTTTTCAATCCATTTAAGACTTTCCCAATCAGGTTGTGTTCCATCAGGAAAATAAAAATTTCCAAACATTCCTTCAAAGAAAGGTTTATCAAAATAAGAAAAATTCACAAAGGCAGACTGAAATCCACGGGCTGATGCCGGTTGCCCTATGGTATATACAACCTGTTGCCAATATTGATGAATTTGACTTAGTATAGTTTTTTTCCTTGTCCCACTTAATGATATAACCTTATCAGGTGTTTTCCAAAAATCTTCACCCCATTCTTTTTTAGCAAAATACGTAAAATAAAGCAAAAACTCACTTGTGGCACAATTATGTGTTATTAAACCACCGCAATTATACCAATGTGATTCTGTTTCAATTTCATAAACATACTCATCATCATTATCAAATTTTTCAACATTGGTAAGAACATCAGTATGATAATCTTTATATTTTATATTATGACTATTACCATTGCATATAAATTTCTGACCACTTGCAGAAGGTGCATGATGTGGACCTAAATAATATATTTCCTTTCCCTGATACTTTTCTTTTGAATCGGTTCTTTTAGCAACCCTCTTTAATGAAGATTTACAAGGTTTCAAAAGTGTTAATTGTAAATATTTTCTTACTTTTGACGGAACCCATATATTAAACATTGGTTTTTTATTTGTTTGATTTGTATATATTTTACCACCAGTTTTATTTCCATTATTTATGTTAATATTTCTCAAAATTTTTACAACCGTATCAATAAGACCCTCATTTGTTAAAGCAAGTTTTATTCCCTTATCAATAGAATAACAACCATCAGTAACTAACAATCCGTCTAAAAAGCCAAGTTGAAAATCTATGGTTTTGTTCTCAATGTCTACATTTTTAGTAAAGGTATCATGTCTTTCGCATGGTGTTAACATATCACAAATTTTCTGTCTTATATCAGTGGAACACACAACATATTCGCCACACATAGCATTATGTCTGTTATCTTCTTTAAATGTGCCAATCTTTCCGAAAACACTGTTAAAATATTCATCAAGAAAATCTTTTATATACATTTGTTCTTTATTTATAGTAACACTTACATAATTTTTATTAGTTATGCAACCATCACCACAAATAATTCCAAGAAATTGTCCATCTTTATAATCTTGACTTGTTTTATCAATCATACATGAATGGTCACTACCAACAAACAATGTTTCATTATTTTGTAGTTCATTTGCAGGTATTTCTAAAATCCTATCTCTATATAACACTTTAAACCTATGGTCTTTTGACACACAACATTCAAGGCCACCATGTGTTTTTATTTTATATATTTCACCGTTATATTTTCTTCTATAAACCTTATTAATTTTAACTTTTCTTTCTTCTTCTTCAACAAAGTAATTTAAATGAGAAATATCAGCATATTCCCATTCTCCTTGATAATTTGAAAAGTTTTTGTTCAATTCAAACTTATTTACAAAATCTTTTGCTTTTATTGTATTAGTTAATCCGTCTTTATTAATTAAAAGTTTTTGGTCTTTATACATACAAGCACCTGCAAATTGTGAAGAAACAGCAAAAATAAGATTACAGTACATTCCGCAAAATGAATCAATATTCTTCGGTTCAGCAGAAAGTCCGCCTAAGTTTTTCAAACCATTAGTTAAAAATGGATACATTGTAAGCGAAACACAATATGGTGCAATTGCACCGGCAAATGATGATTCATCATGTTTATAAATAATATGTTGTTCAAGGTCTTTAATATAATTTTTAGAATTAAATGTTGGGTATAACTCTTTCAATTTACCCATAACCATTTTTCTACTAATTTGAATATTGTCTTCTTTATGAATTTCAGCATTCAGAACGCCTATATTTTTATTTGCTACGTTAGAATTATCATCAACAGTAGCATTTGCTGTATTAGAAGCCTTTTTATAATTATTAATATAGTTAATTTTTCTCTCTACAAAATTTTTAATTTCTTCCTTTTTATTCTTAACTTCTCTATAAGCCCTTAATAATCTTTCATCCCTTTCACTAAACCTTTCTTCTAATTGTTTTCTAATTGAGGAACAAAGTATACCATCATAAATATATAAACTGTCAACAATTTCTTTAGCACATTCACTGTCACACTCCATCTCTGCGGTTTTAAACACTTTCTTAACAATACCAATCAACTTCCTCCTACTAAATTCCTCATAGGAACCATCACTTTTACGAACATCCATATTATTTTTGATTTTTACAATTTAAATTAATTATTATTTTCCCAAGAAAAAAGAAAAATTCTTGGTAAAATAAATAGTGGAAATTATGCTTTATTCCAACCAAAATTTCCACTATTTTTTGTTGAAAACACTAACGTTTTATTCTTCAAATGTTTCCAAAAAATATTTTTTTTAATTATTTAATTTCAGTTGTCTTGTCAATTCAACTTGGTTTCTATAATCAATTTCTTGTTCAATTTCGTCAAGTTGTTTAAGCGAATCAATTTCTTCAACCTCATCACATCTAATTGTTGATTTACCGTTATCAAAATAGATATTTTTAAACAATTTAGACCCTTTACCTGAACGATTCTTAAGAAGTGCCAATGTTGCTCTATTATTTTCACGGTCCTCATTAGTTCTTGCAATTGAGATAATAACCTGAGCAATTTGACCTTTTTTTATAGAACCACCACTTTTATCAACTGTGACAACCTCAGCCATGATACTATCTTTATTACCCTGTGTTGGAATCCACATAGCAACATCAAGTTCTTTTGCCATTGATTCAAGTTTTCTCATGGTAACACCTTCTTTAGCCCATTCACTATCATTATGGTTTGTACTTCTTTCTGGCGCAAGACATTCAAAATAGTCAATTATAACTAAATCAGGTTTAAAACCCTTATTGGTTAACTTAAGAATAAAATTCTTAATATCAGTTGCTGTCATTTCACCTGTATTAAAAGATTTAAGCCTAAGATTTTCTTTTAGTTTTTCTCTATCAGGATGATGAGATATTGTTTCAATAATTTCATTTTTCTTGGTTTCATCAAGTCTTTTAAACTCACAGGCTTCAGTATCAGTTAACCTTGAAAAATGTTTTCTTGTTATATCAACATCATCATCTTCAAAATAAATCTGTAATGCTTTCCATCCCCGTGCAGCAGCTGCTGATGCAAATGCTGTTGCTAATGTGGATTTTCCAAATCCGAGTGGGCCGATAATCAAGCCAATTTTTCCCTTATCAAGTCCACCACCAAGAACAGCATCAAGACCATCAACACCTGTTGGTATTGAAACAGTGTAATCAGCAGAAAGTGCTTTTTCTTCCAAATCAAATATTGAATATCCATAGTCATCAATAGCATCTGTCTGTAATGCATCTTCAATTAACTTTTGACATTCATCAAATTGGTCAATATCTCCCTTGCCAACTTTTTCAAGCATTTTATTTGCTGCCTTAATAAGTTTTTGTTGCCTAAAAAATTTAATTGCATTTTCTTTTACCAATGCATTTCCTTCATAACTTAAATTTTTTAGTTTGTTAATTAATTCTTCCCATTCTTTTATTTCAATTTCATCATTTGCTTTAGTTCTTAAAGCAATTTCAATTGTGGAATAACTGGGTACAATATTTTCTTTATTATAATAATCTTTAATTGTACCAACAAAAATTCTTAAAAGGGAATCAGTAAAAGCATTTTGGTCAACAATATTTGAAATTTCATTGAAAAAGTTTCGGTCTTCAATAAAGTATTTTACCAATTTATATTGAAAATCAATACCTAAATAACCTAAATTACTTTTATCAATTGTTTTTCCCATATTATGCACCTGCCTTATTCAACTTTACCATGCCATCCTTTGACAAACCATATATCTTAAAAAGTTCTTCATCACTCTGAACATTATCATAATATTTATCACCATATTCGTCATCAAGAATATAAAGACTATTATCAGAATAACTACATACAGTACAAATATCCTTTATCAAACCCCAAACAAGGTCACTCTTACCCTTTACAATCTGATAATCAAGATACTGCTCAAAATTAAGGTGAAAAACATCCTCAGGGTCTTGCTTACCTCTCTTATTTGAAAGGTCAATAGAGTTCCTAATATATTTAGGATAAATACCTTCCCAAATACGTGAACACACTTCCTTACCATCAACAAGGAAAGCAAACTTATAAATCATTGACTTATTCTCCTTATTTTCATAAAGTTCACCGTCATCAAACTTAAACTCCAACTCTCTTGGGCCTTTTTCTGTCCATGCATAATCAACAGAAGAATTCTTTACAACAATACCATGACCCAAACCAATCCTATTACGATTAACAGGATTCTGAAAATATTTGTCCATTTCTTCCACACTATCAAAATAAAGTGGTGCAAAAATTTCAAGATAAGAAATAGTCTTTTGCTTCAAGTCATTATCAATTGTATTAACACAATTGGAGATAACCTCTGACAAATTGTAAGACTTTAAACTCACTGGATTAAAATTATTAATCCTAAAATAACGCTGACAAATAATGTTGTTGTCAACAGTCAACTTGAACTCGAAACGTTCCTTGTAATCTTTTACTTTTCTAAATTCTACCATTTTTTTGTTATAATTTAAAGGTTAAACATATTGTTTTAACAATGCAAATATACTAATAAAATTATTCAAAAACAAACTTATTTTTCAGTTTCTTTTTTATATCTTGATATCTCTTTATTAGTCAATTCTTTAAAAGGCTCAAAAAAAGTTGCAAATTTATTTTCATTTCTTAATTCGGTTATATCATCTTCAACAATATATTGATATAAATTATTAAATGACCTACCTTCAGGGTCCTGAACGGTATACATCATACTGTCCATTTCTTTTTTTGCTTCCTCAGATATAAGAGGCTCACTTAAATCAATAATTTTTTTATTTATATCATAAAAATTACCATCATATTCACCCCTACTTGTACCATTAACTATATTTTCTTGCCATTTCAGTGGTTTTTTCTTATTATTAACTCTTTCATTTATTGCAATCTTAGCCTTTTCAATTACTTCATTTACTGTTATTGGTCTTTCCTTAATTTCAGGAATTAATTCATATAGTCGGTTCTGACTAACGCCATCTATATTTTTAATATTGTCACTTGTATCACCACAAAATATTTTCTCTATTAAAACATTTTCACTTGGAATACCCCTGATTTTCTTAATATTCTCTTTGGATATGAATTTATTTATTTTCTTGTCATAAATACATACTGTATCAGATATTAACTGTGTTAAGTCATGGTCAGTTGACATTATGACAATTCTTTCCTCAGGTCTCTTATTTTTTACATAATAAGCAATATAATCATCACCCTCAGTTACTTCATCATCGTCAAACATCCATCTAATATATAATTCGTTAAAATATTTTAATAAAATATCTCTTTCTCTTCCAAAATTTTCATCAATAAATTTTTCCCTATCACTTTTATCTCTTTTGGGTTTGTTTTTATTAAATAGATAATTCTGCATTGACTTTATTTTCGCTTCAAATGCCTTACCATATTCTGACAAATTTTCATTGTCTAAAATGGCCTTATAATCTTTATCTGACCTATTTGCCTTATATCCATTATATAATATATATCTTTTAAGGCCACTTTTGTGCCCATCAAAAAATATATATACATAATCAAATGCCTTTTTCTGTAACATTAACCTTATCTGTAATAACACCTGAAAAACACCACCATAATGATAACCCTCAGTATTTATTTTATCATCAGCCATACTTAGGTTTAAAAGGTTATTACCATCTATTAATAAAGTATAAAAGGGTTTTTTTTCTAATTCAGGTCTCTGTTCTAATATTTTTTTTCTAATAGGTTGCGCCATCTGTTAATATTTTTAATATTCTATTTTTTTCTTGTTTAGCCATTGTTTTTAAATAATCATTGGAAACAAATGCATTGTCATAAAAGGGGTTAGAAATATATGGTATATCTTGTTGTATTTTATAGACCGTATTTCCCCAAATGGTTTGTTTTTCCTTGACATAGGTATATATGTTAACATTATAACTACGCAAACCATCTTTCATTAAAAAATCATCCGATTTAAAAATTTTCGTATTTGCATCAATTTTCATATCATATAAAATTTAATTGTTTTTCTTATTCCTTCTTCAAAATTTGTTTGAGGTTTCCACCCTAACTCTTTCTGTATTTTAGTCGAATCTATTGCATATCTTAAATCATGTCCTTTTCTGTCAGTAACAAATGTTTTCAATGCATATATTTCATCAATTGAATTATATTTACCTTTGTTTTGTTCCCAATATATTTCGATTATTTTATCAATCAATTCAATATTTGTTTTTTCATTATTTCCACCCACATTATAGGTTTCACCAGGAACCCCATTATGAAAAATTAAATCTATTGCACTAACATGGTCTTCAACATATAACCAATCCCTAACGTTTTTACCCTCACCATATATGGGTATGTTCTTTTTATTATTAATACAATCAATAACTGTTGGTATTAACTTTTCTCTATGCTGATTCGAACCATAATTATTAGAACAGTTGGAAATTGTTGTTTCCATACCATAGGTGCTGTGATATGCTTTAACAAAATGGTCACTTGCTGCCTTGCTTGCTGAATATGGTGAATGTGGGTCATATTTTGTGTTCTCAGTAAATTTTTCATTCCCTTCTAATGGCAACATACCATATACTTCATCAGTTGAGACATGATGAAACCTATGTCCCTTCAAACCACCTATTTTATTCCAAAAATTTCTTGCAACTTCCAACAAATTAAGTGTGCCACGAACATTTGTTTCCTCAAAAAGTATTGGTCCTGTTATACTATTATCAACATGACTTTCAGCAGCCAAATGTATAACATCCGTAATACCCCACACAAGAAACTGTCTTTCTAATTCTTGGTAATCACAGATATCACCATTTACAAATACATAATTATACTCATTTTCAATTTCTTTTAAATTATCTATATTTGCTGCATATGTTAATTTGTCATAATTAATAATTCTATATTCAGGATATTTTTTTACTAAATGCAAAACCAAATGTGAACCAATAAAACCACATCCGCCTGTTACTAATATTGTTTTCTTAATTTTATACATACTTTTTTTAACAAATATACATAAAAAATGCAAAAAAACCAAGCAAAAATGCTTGGTTTATTTTTTTACTCTTGTTCTTGTTCTTCAGTTTCTTCATAAGTTACATCACCAACTTCATCAACAGGAATCTTATATGTTTCAGCAAGCCTTTCCTTAATTTCCTTGGCATATAATTTCTTATATTCATCAAGTTTATCAGGGTCCCAAAAACCGTGTGTAGTAGAACAAATTTCACCTTCATATGTTATATCTGAAATATGGTTTTTCTCCACTTGAATCTTAGTTTTTGTACCATATTTATATTCCCTACCGCCAGATGTTGCTGTCAATTTTTTAACACTTGCAGATTCAATACCACCAAGATAGAAAGAAACTCTAACAGCCCAATCCATTGATTCACCACCTTTACTAACAGCACTTGGTAATCCCATTGCTGTCATCTTAGTCCAGGTTTTCTGCACAAAAAACAGTGTGTTAATATACTCTGAATTAATGTTTCGTGATGCCGGTATTAAATCATTTACGATAGTATTAAAAGCAACTGAAACTGCACCTGCATACCACATATTATTAGATGAATTATTAACTGCTGCTCTATAACAATCGCCAACACCAATGGAATCAATTATAAAAATCATATCAAAGGGAATTTCACCATTTCTCTGACTTCTAATCAAATCCTTAATACACATTGCAACATCTTCGATAACATATGTGTCCCTATTGGGTTTTGAAAGCCACTTACCATGCTCATGGTCAAACTTACCATATAATTCATATAACTTGGCTGTGTCATAATATAACATATTATCACCAGGTCCATATGAAATTTCGCCTGTTTCTTGGTCAACATATTCTTCAATTTCGACACCTATCTCTTTTGCATGCTTCCAAGTGAAGTTATTTTCCAACTCAAAAACAACAGGTAAAATACCCTGTCTTTGTGCAGCCTTAATTACTTCCAACTTAAGTGTTGACTTACCTGTATTACTCTTTCCACGAACCCTTGAACAGTACCCTAATGGAACACCTATCAAGCGTGTTGCTTTCTGAAAACTCTCAGGTAAAACCAACCAAGACGGTTCTTTTTCCACACTTTGTGCTAAGTTATTTTTTTCTTTAAATGCTCTTAAAGCAGCAAATTTATCTGCATTACTTTTTATTTCCTTTTTCTTTAATGGTTGTGCCATAATATTTACAATTTTGTTTAAATTTTATTTTTAATATATTCTTGTTCAATAACTCTTTCAATGCTAATTGCCTGTGGTGGTATATTATCATAAGTATACACACAATCAAAGGCATTAGGGTCATATGAGAAATCAATATTTTTAATTAATTCTGTATCTATTTTCAATAATGTATAAGTACCATTATAAACTGTAGTATTTTTTTGTTTTGCTTTTTTCAGTTCTTCGACATAAAACTGTTTCATTAGAATTAAACAGTCATCATCATCTGGTTCGTGTAAAAAACAATATATTCTATCAGGATATACAAATTTTTTATTATATGTTTTTGGTACTAACCCGTTTTTAAGAATTTTATTGACTTTATTCGTATGTGTCAGATGATAGATATATTCTTCGTCTTGTACTAATTCATTAACTTTATTTTGATGTCTTGGCTCATAGTAAGTATACAAGGTTGTACCGTCTTTGGATACTATAGTTTCTGATGGAAAATAACCGCATAATGCCATATCACTATCTACAACATGTTTATTTTCTTCATCATTATAAACACCAATTCTAAAAATTGTTACATTATTATCATTTTCAAATGTTTCTACAAATGCATATTTACCATATCTTTTTTCTAAATACCTTTTAACTTTTTCAGGCTCATATGTACTAAAAATACCTTCCATTAAAGGACTTTCTTTTAGTTCTTTTGACATTGTAAAAGGGTTTAATAAAGATTCTTTCAAATGAAACATAATACTGTTTGTGAGTCTTTCAATGTCTTTTTCAGTGAAACTATGTTTTTTCTTTAATGGTTGTGCCATAATATTTACAATTTATATTAAATTATTCTTCTATATTTTTAATATAATTTTTATTACATGTTTTTTCAAAATAACATTTTCTACATAAAGCAACATATTTATCTTCACCACCGATTTCAATTTGTTGCCCATCAGTAACAATTTCTTTATTTTGATTTATTCTTGCATTAAACATTGTTTTATTACCACAATAGCATACTGAAGGTATTTCTTTTATTTCATCAGCAATTTCCAACAACCTTTTAGAACCAGGAAACAATAATGTTTTAAAATCAGTTTTTAAACCATAACATTCAATGTTAATATCATAATTATCAGTTAATGCTGCCAATTCTTCAACCTGTTTAGGCGTTAAAAATTGTGCTTCGTCAACCAATATCCACTTTAATTGTTTATTTGTGTATCCATTTATATTAATATACTTTTCTATTAACATAAATAAATTTTCTTCTTCAGAAATTGTTACACATTCTCTTTGTGAACCAAGTGCCCTTGAATAAATAACATTATCACCATCTCTATCATCTATTTTACTTTTTAAAATAAGAAATGGTATTTTATGTTCTTGGAAATCATGTGCTTTTGCTAATAATTGCAATGACTTTCCTGAAGCCATTGTACCATAATAAAATGTTAACACATTAAATCATTTTTTTAAGAGTTATTAAAAAATGTACCGGTAACCGATATTGTTACCGGTACGAAATAAATCATTTTTTTAGAATGGTAAATCTTCATCATTATCTTCAAGAACAATTTCGTTCTTAAAATCATTGTCAACAGCATCATTTTTGAGTTTTAAATCGGCCTGTTGTACTTTTTCTTCATTTTCTTGTACTTCACCCTTCTTTCTTGCATCAAATTCAGCCTTATCAACCCATTTATTCTGTTCCTTATCCCACCAAGGATACTTCTTTTCAGTAACCAAATCAAGATAATTATAATCCTTTGGTGTGAAAACATCTTGCCATTTTTTTGAATCATAAATCCACTTCTTCATAGTTTCTTCATCATTTGAAAGCGGTGTAACGTTTTCATCACAAGAAATAATTGGTGCAGCATTACCCTTAGTTATTGTAATAATAAGGTCTCTACCATTGAAAATATCAAAGATATTCTCATCCTTATCACCCCTTTCTCTTGACTTCTGAAGTTTCCTATTATAAAGTCTCATAATTTGGTTATATGGGTCAGTTTTATCATCCCTTAAATTAAACTTCCAAAACTTAACACCATCCTCTTCATGTCCTCTTTCAATACAACGGACAATTACAGCCTCCTTTGACTTATTTGCAACTGACAGTTCAATAAAACTCTTCCTTTTAAATGGGTCAGTCTCTTTTTGTGCTGCATCATAAGCCTTCTTGTTTATTTCACAAAATGGACATTCACTACCATATTTTTCATGGTCAATATCAGCATTCTTCTTTAAACATAGATAAGATTTCCATTCAACACCAAATATCTCCTTAGGAACTCTAACAGTATGAAAATGTGTGAGAACAAAGGGACTACGATTCTTCAAATCCATTGGTAAAAGCCTAATGGTTATTTCTTTTTCAGTTTCACCGTCAGAAAGACGAGTGTTTAGATAATTTTTAGTGTCAAATACACTTTGTGTTTTTTGCTTACCCTGATTAATTTCAAAATTTGTTAAGACATCAGGTGTAATGTTCGGTAAATCTACAATATTACCCATAATTAAATTAAATTTTTTATAAATTATTATTAAATTGTTTTTGCTTTCAACATTGAAAACTGTTATTAATTTTTACAAAAATACAAAAAAAATTAAAATAAAACAAGGGTCAGTCAAACATTTGTGAATGACTGACCCATAACATTTTATTAATATCCAAACATATCTTTTAATCCAAAATTATCAAATGTTTTTTCCATAGATGCATAATCATTAAAATTATCTATTTCATCCTTGGTTATTTGATAAATCCTATCATCAGCACCATTGTTATCATCCTCTGTGCTATAATTAGATGTTGCTTCCTTATCCTTCCAGTATTCCTCAGGAGAAACACTAAATGGGTAAGAATCTTTTGCTCTTAATGAAAGTTTTTCAACAGGTGTTGGGTTTCTTTTTTCTATTTCTGTTTTTAATGTTTCCATTCTTTCATTACTATCATCAATTCTCTTTTCAAAAGAATCTATTTTATCAAGAAGGTCATCAAATTTTGTTGCAAGTTTATCCAACTTATGTTCAGTTTTCTCTTGTGTGTCAACTAACTCATCAACATCAATAACCTCTTCCTCTTCTTCCTCAGGAACATTTGGTTCAGGTTGTCCCTGTGGAGCAAATCCCTGTGGGGCTGTTTCACCACCCATAGCATTAGGGTCTCCACCCATCATGTTAGGGTCACCACTCATAGCATTAGGGTCACCACCCATCATATTAGGGTCACCACCCATAGCATTAGGGTTCATACCGCCATCAGGCATTGTGTTATCACCCATAGCATTAGGGTCTCCACCCATAGCATTAGGGTCCATGCCACCATCAGGTGTTGGCATATCATTATTATCCTCACCATCTTCATTTACTGTAAATGAACCTGATGGGTCTATATATTCCATTATCTGTTGGAATCTTTTAACTGATTCACTAATATTCTTTTTTGCCATGATTAGTCATTAAGTACTTGTCTATTATCTTCTGTAAGAACAACCTTTTCGGTTTCAGTTCTTTCAATCAAACCTTTTTCTTTCTTAATAACCTTTACCTTAGGTTTATTTATGTTTTGTACAAGGTCTTCAACTCTTTCAATTTGTTCAGTTGTCATATCCTTATCTTTTTTTTGTATATTATTTTTCTTTTCTTCCATATGAAAAACATGTGGAACATCAACTTTTTTTATACGTTTGTTTATTTGCTTAACTGCCATAATTTTATGTTTTTATACATATAAATAGTATAATATTTTAAAAAATAGCAAATTAAGAATAAAACCACGGAACTAAATATGGTACATCAGCAATTGCTCTTTTAAAATCAAATGGTAAAAAATCTTTTGATTTAACTATTTTTACATTAGGGCTTGAAAATATTAAACTTAAAAAACTTTTCCTATCTTTATTTTCATAATCAATATCACCAAGTGACAATCCATATACAATATCTTCGCCATTAAAACATATGTATATTACATCATTTTCTAAGTATATGACTTTATTTTCATTACTTTTTATTCTTAAAAGAAAGTTTTTTTTCTCAGTAATATCAACCGTTAGCAAATTAATAAAATGGTATTTAACTGTGTTAATAATATTATCTATTACTAATTTTTCAAAATCATAACAACAATTTTCATATTTTTCACCCCTTTCCCTTCTTGAAAACGACCAATATGTGTTTTCATTTATTTTCCAATCCAATATTCTAAAATTTGGTGTTATTTCATAAACTTTTTTCCACCCAATTATTAATGTTGGTAAATTGGGCATTAGGTTTTCTTTATTCGGTGTCACATTATATAGTTCATTACCAGAAAACCATATCTGTTTACTATCAGTTAATATATTTGCAATTTTTTTCACTTACATCTATTTTTGCAAATATACTAATTTTTATTTTATCCACCAAACACAATTGCTCTTAATCTCTTTAACCAACCATTCCAAAAACCGCTTTGACTTGATGTCTTAGCAATATTTTTAAGCCACTCGTAACGCATATCCCAAATTTTCTTAAAAATATCTTTTGGATTACCATTATTCAAAGCATTCAATGTTTGTGACCCCATAATACCATCACTCTTTAAGCCAAACAACTCTTGTATTTTTTTAATTGCTGTTGGTCCACTCATCCAAAACATATCAAAAACTAAATGACAAATACTATCATTATTAATAGAATCACCATTTATTCTATTATAAAAACCGTCAACAACCTGACTAAATTCTTCTTTTGTCATATTGGCAACATCTTGGCATGTCTTATTAGAACCAAAATAATTTTGGAACGTACCTATAGTCACACCCCATTTGGTACAACCACCTCTATCATTTTTAGTTTCAGTATATTTTGAACCTTCATGCTCCATTAAAAAATTAATGATTTTTTGTTTTCTTGCTGACAAATCACTATTCTGCATATCAGCAGTGTCTTTCATGTTTTCTTCATCTGCTCTTCTATCAAGTTCATTGTCATAGTATCTTAAAAGTGTTACCTTCCACTTCCAATTTTTACTAACATAGTCATTATATACAAAAGAATTATGATAATTATCAATCACATCACAAGCCCAACCAGACTTATTTTCAAAACTTCCTTTTCTATCCTCAACATTAGAAGAATACCCTTCAGCATCTTTTCTATATGCATCCTTAACACAAAATTGTGCATGATATTTACCATTTTTACCTACACCATTAGGACCACCCTTATAAATCAATACATCACCATAATCATATTTGAACACTTTTTGTATCTTATCACGCACTTCACTACCGGTTAAATTACCAAATTCTGATACAACAGTATAACCAAGTGATGCCACTTTGTTTATTAATTCATCATCATAAGCATTTACACCGACATTAACAATTGTATGACACTTATTTAATGATAAGTTTTCCATATTTTTAGCAAATGACTGTGCTAAATTATATGTCCATCTTGCACATAAAGCATCAGTAGATTTTTTGTTACAATTAGACATAAATATACTTTTCATTGCTTCAGTAACAGCCCTCTTTCTATCAGCCTTCTTTCTTGGTGTACGTGTTTCTTCCACTTTATCGTCTGATTCATCAAAACCACCCTTTGGTTCTGTTTCTTCAGGCGAATTTTCACCTTGTGGTGTGTTCCACCCCTCACTATTACTACCTTCTTCATGAATATTATCTTTTTCTTCAGTAGTATCTTCATCATCAGTAAATGTATTTACCTCACCATTTTCAACATATATAAAATTATTGTTTACAAATGGCATTGCATTTTTGTTTACTCTAACACCGGTAAACTTTGTTGTAATATTACCGGCAACAATATTATGTTCAACAGAAATAATCATATAAGCACCATGCCACATTGGTATATTATTTAATTGGAAATACATCAACGGCATAATTTGTAAATTGCCCATCATTTCAACCGAACATTGATATGAGTAATTAGAATAAACCCTATATAAATCTTGTCCATACAATGTACTTTCACCAGGTCCCATGGAACCCCTTGCTGCTATATCCATTTGTGCAACAATTGAATGTTCGGTTATCTGTTGGTTACCTGTGGTTAAACTAATATTTTTAAACAGTCCTTGATTTTGTTTTGCAAATGATACTGCAAATGCAGGTATTGCTTCATCTGTCAATGTGGCAAGTGACACCGGTAACTGTTCATCATCCCATAAATCAAAAGAATCTTGTTTATAAGCATAACTACCCGTATCATCCCTTATATCAAGCCTTTCAGATGGTTTATATGGATATAATGCAATGTAACTACCATTAATTCTATTATCATCAAAAATGTTACTATTAAACGGCTGTGGTTTGAACATGTTTTCAATTTCCTTATAACCATTTTCGTTTACAGATAAACCAAATTTTTGTGGTAATGCTAAGAAAGTTAAATTATTTTTTTCGCAGATTTGAGACATGAACTCAAAAACAGAATTATTTGAATCTAATTTTCTTGGTACATCCTCAGCAGCAGCAGAGTTAAAAACTGTATCTTGAATTAAATCGCATAAATACTGTCCATTAACCAATAATTTATCGCCAATATCATTATAATATGAATCAACAAACAAAAATTTGTCAAATTCATTATCATTATTTATTGGTTCACCTTCTTTTCTTATTAAGAACATTTCTTTGTTCAGATTAGCAAAAAACTTGTCATACATATCCTTTAATAAAAGATATGTAGATAAATAAACATCTTTACTATTAAATATACCTGTATCTATTGGTTCAGTTGTTGGTATATCATTTTCATTACCTTCATTTTCTTTTAGATTAAAGTTATGTATTGATTTTAAATTATCAATTATTTTATTAAAAATATTTTTATATATATCAATATTACCTTTTGTTTTTACTGTTGCTTTTATTGGTTTAGATAAATCGGTAAAACTTACCCTTTCACCTAAGAATTTCGAAAATACATGTTGCAAACTATTATATTTAATATCATTAACTTCATTTTCTAATACAGCAAAATCTTTAAATAAACCTTCAGCAAAAGTTTTAAAAAGATTAATTAAAGACTCTTTTCTTGCATTACTAATATTTTCAATAAATCGTTTACCTTGTATTTTTTCCCACGATAAATAAACACTTTTTTTATTTTCTGTTAACCCTAAAAAATCATTTACTTTAACAATTGGAACTTTTGTTTTATCATTAGTAAAACCATCATAATTTCCGTTTATTGGTTCACCATTAAATGATTCTCTCCAATAATATGCACCTTCTCTTAATAATGCAACTTTTAAATCAACACCGGAACTACTTTGATATGCTCTTATGTCTGATTCACTGTAACTTTCCAAAGGTAAACTAAATAAGAATAAATATGCCTTAGATAACAAATTATCTTGTTTTTTATATGTGCTGTTTTCTTTGAAAACACCAAAACGTTTACCATTACCTTCAATTACACCAAAAATTGGTTTATTATCTTTACCACAAAAGAATGTTTCATCATCAATATCATCTAAACTTATAAGGCCAGTATTTCCACTATTACCGGTTTCTATACTAAACTTATATGTGGTATTATATTCACTAATTTCAGATTTATCATCACATAAATAATTAAATATATCTTCTACTTCTTTTTTTAAAATTTTTATTTCTTTTTCAAACCCTTCTTCTTTACTTGGTACAGGTGCGCCAATAATATAGTTTTTTATTTTATTATAAAAATTTTTATCATTATTTATAATAAAATCATCTGCCTTTTCACCATCAAAAAAGATGAAATTTTCTTTCTTATTGTTATTAAAACTATCTTTTATTGTATCAAATTTAAATATTTTAGGGAAAAGGTTACCATTTAAAAAAGTGTAAATACCTTCTTTATTAATAATGGCAGTACCATTGATATCCCACGGATTATCAATATTAGGTATTGTTATTTCATCAATTAATGCACTATTTAAGTTATTTAAAATAGTGTTATCCATATTTCCAAAAGCCCTATAGATATTTAATGTTTCAATATAACTAATCAGTCCCAAAAAATTCTTTCCACTATTTTTATAATATGTATATAATGCATAATAACACCTTAAAACAAACACAGCAGCAATTAACTGAGCAGTAGTTTTAGGTTCCTTGTTTAAATCAACAATATTTTTATATGGATTAGCACATGTTTGATAATTTATCATATCAAATAATGTAAGTGGCACAAAATCTTCTCTTTCGTTTACTTCTTTTGTGCTATTTTCTTCTGCTTCTTTCTTTTTCTTTTCTTCATTCTTAATGTCTTTTACCTTATTACTATACATATTGGCAGCATTTATCATGTCAACAACCAACTTAGTTTCCGGCATAACAGTTGAGGTTGTTGTTTCTTCAGGCCATGCTGCAACATCATTATTTGTTTCCTCATCTCTTTTAATACAAAGTGGATATGGTGGTACATTAACTTGTACATTAACATCTGAATCTTTCCAATTATTAAATGGATAATCATTAAATGTTCTTCCACTTGATATTAAATTATTGTTAACTTTATCTAATGCTGTATAATAATGGTAAATAAATGTTTCAAGATGAGCAAATAGCATTTTAAAAACATTACGTATTGTTAAATCAAACCCTAAAATTTCATTTGTTGTTTGATAATTCAATTCTTTTAACCTTTTTTGTTCATTTTCTTGTACTGTTGTATTTTCTTTAACAATATCATTTAACTTTTTCAATATTGTTGTGTCCATCAAATGAAGATAATGTGTTTTACCATCTTTTATAGTCTCTTTCTTAATATCTTCAATTAGTTTAATGGTATCAGTCTTAACAACAGGTCTATCATCAATTGTTGATACTTTATTTTCGTTAACTTTTACAAATCCTGGTACACTGTTGTATTCACTCTTATATTTTGTAATATTATCTTCTGTTATTACATATTCACAGAAACAATCATTATCTTCATAGTTTTTAGGTATATAAGAACCTACATTATTTGTTATATCACTATTTTTTTCAACAAACTCCTTTACTGAATTATAAAAACTTACAACATTACTGTAACTAACATTTTTATTGTTTTGATATAAATCACTACTATCCCCAAAATAATATTTATACTTTGTTCCGTCTTCAACAACTTCTCTTAAATTATTAAAGGGATATTTTTTTATTAAATCATTAACAATGCTAATAACAGCCTGTGCTTCACCAATTCTATTTTTTGCTTTTCTTATTTCTTCACCGTATTTTCCTACCCTATCATTTTCATCTGTCTTTAATATTCTTAATTTTCTATAAAATTCATCAAATGTTGGGATAGGTGCTCCATTTGAAAAAACAAACCTTTTCCTATTATCTAACCAATACTGTCCCGGTTCAACTTCACCATAATCAACATCATTACTTAAATGCGTATTATCTTTGTCAATATATGGAGCAATTGCTGCGTAAATTAATGGTATTTCAGTATAAACACCGTACATATTACCAATAAAATCAACACTTGCAATTACATTTCCTGTGTTAGAATCAAAATCAGCCTTAAAAGAAGACATTCTTAAATTATAACTTACAGGCTCACCATAAAAACCTTTTACTGTTAATTTAAAAACAGGAGAAGGACAAGCAAAAATGGCTTTGAAAAATGAACCACTGTCAAGTTGACTGATATCTGCGTTTCCCCTTGCAACAGTGTCTCTCAACCCCTTTTCCTGTGCCATGAACAATGATGCACCCCTGACATCAACAAATCGTATGTTGACAACAGGATAAAACCATTGCTGATATGAAATATTAATTGACTCAATACCCAATGTTTCTTTGTTTCCCCTACCAATGTTTGCAGGGCTTATTTCTGTAAAATTGGTTGATAAGTATCCTTGTTTCTCTTCCTCAGGGTTTGTACCACTTCCGCCAAAAAAACTAATAGTACCTTTATCAGTAGAGAACGTAATTTGTTTTGCTCCCTGCTGACCACAAGAAAATCTATCTGAAATTGTAACTTCCAAATTCACACCCATAGAATAATCTTCATATGGGTATGTTACAGCATTATCAGGTAAATTAAGAAATGGGTTTGTTGGTTCTATATATAAAAACTTTCCCTTTGAGAAAACATTATCAGCCATCAAAATTTATATTAATATAGTTTATTATATTTGTTTATGCCACTTTCATAATCGTTAATTGCTTCATCTAATGGAAATGGTATTCTAATAATAACGGAATCAGGTATTTCATATTCCATTGACCCAAATTCAGGATTCGCTTGCATGATTAGCCATGCATAGTTAGCATCACCATAGTAATCATACGATAAAATATCAAGTCTTGTTTTTCCCCTTTTATATTGCTCATAATAATCACTATCCCTTTTATTAATTTTTACAAAAGGAACTATTTTAATTTCACCATCAAGTTTAAATTTTGAATATCTGTCATATGTTGCCATAATTACATATTATCTATTTCACTATTTATTTGTTGTTCAATACTTGCCGCTGCTTCATTATATCCTGAAATAGCCTTTTCTCTTTTAAAATCGGTTATTTCATCTATATGTTTGTTCCATTTTTGCTCCCATGAATCAGATTCTTTTTCTCTATTAGTTTCATGTATGTTGAAACTTTCTTGCGTCTTATCAACAATGCCATCATTTATAGTCTGAAATGGAGTATGTACATCAGTCATTGCATTCCAAGCAAGCGCAGTATCATCATTCTTTTGTATATAATTATTTCTATAATCAGCCCTTCTGTCATAAGAACTTGCATTAGCATAATAATTAAATGATACCGCATTCTGTAACCTTGCAATAGGGCCTGAAATATCACTTCCACCAAGGAACTTAAATGTCATATCAACATTTGCCAACATTGGTTGTATACCTGCACCTTCAGGATTTAAATCCCATGTTATACCATTATTATCGTAAGTTATAGTTAAAGAGTCAATAATAATCTTAGTGTTATAAAAATCCCCAATTCTTAACACACATACAGGTGGTCTACCAAATGATAAATTACCTGCAAATCTTGGTTGGCTTGCAGACATGTCTGAAAGAGCATTGGTTGGGCCTTGTCTTGTGCATTGATGTAAGAAAGTAAGCCTACCATTAAAACCTTCAGGTGTTATAGAATGAAATGCTGGGTCAAAATATTGCACTTTTTCTGTAATCCTTTTCTTAATGAAATTTTCATCATTATTTATTTTTTTAAAATAAAGATATTCATTATCATAAGAACCATCAGTAACAGCATATTCCCTAACAATGGAAGTAACAATACTGTCTGCAATTTCCTCCTGTATTATTTCTGTTTTATTTTGGTCGATATCTTCTTTCTTGGTTTCACCATCATCAACAGCATCAAGTGCAGGTGTTAGTTCTTTTCTATGAATACTCACCCTAACCTCTGCATATCTTCCTAACTTAGCCTCTAATGAACTTACATCTTTGTTACCTTTAGGTAGTTCAACTACACCATTATCCACAACATTAATGGTTTCACCATTAATAAAAACACTTGGTGTTTGTGAACATAAGTATTCTTTTAAAACTTTTGCTCTTCTTCCGGCTAAGCCTGATGTTCCTAAATTATTTTTTGCATATCCATGTGAAGAAGCAAAACCCTTTACTTCAGCAGTAACTTCAAATTCATCATCTGAAATATTTCCTTCGGTAACGCCACTATAAAATGTTGTTAATAATGTAAAATCTGTACCAAGTAATTCTTCAAATGACCTTATATTATCATTTTCTATTTCATCTTTACTAATATTCAAAATACTCATCATTTGTGAACCTAATGGTCCTTCTAATAAACTTACAAAATTACTACTGTTTAAGCCAAAAGAACGTTTATCATAATAGTTTGCTGCTTCCAATATTTCTTGACTGTAACTATTATCAACTTCATAATGCCATTCATTTATACCATTTCGTCCACCACCAAGATTAACTTTTTGTGTAATTACAGATGAATTAATACAGCCCTTTAAACCGTTATCATCGCCTGCATTCATTTCATAACCGTTTACGCCATAAGTTTTACCTGAATACAAATATTCTATTGGTGTATTAATATCATTATTTTTAACATAATCCACACCCGAAAAATCATTAGGAAAAAAGACAAAATAACGTAATGTTTTATCTTCAAACATATCTTTAGGTGCTGGTGTTGTTATTTCAGTTGTTACATTATCAGGTTCACGTTTCTTTTGACCTTTTGTTGCTTCTTCATCTTTTAATTCTTTTTCTTGTACTCTATTACTTTCACCATTGTTACCAATATTACCATCGTCACAACCAGCAAAAAATCTCAAAATTTGAAGTTCATCATCTTCGGTGATATTTTGTGCATCTTTTCCATAAGCCCATGAATCAACAACTGAAGGATGGTCTATTAAAATAGTAAAACTTAATGTACCACCTCTTTCTGTATTTGTATATGTATATATCTGTTCACCCCTGCCTATAAAACTATTAGGATTCCAATTAGTATTAACATTTTCATTAAACCTTAAATTATATGGAGGAAACCACATAATTCTACCACCGTTTGGTCCTATCTGTTCTTTTGTTAATGTATTAGTTTTGCCATTTAATGTAATATCTTTCCATGCAAGATTCTCAATTGAAAACATGCATCTCTTGATTAAATCATTAGGTTTAAAACCTTCTTTACCACCTTTATATGGTGCAATTAATGGTAAACCATTATCTTGTAATGAAGAAAATGCTGATAGTCTCTTGATACTATTGTTTGGCCTTAATTTACTATTCAATGGAAGGAATAAATCACTATTCCCATGTTCATCACCATATCCTTTATTTCTAATAAGGTCATTCATTTTACTATACTGATAATGTGATGTCCATACCCTACAATATGGGTCATCATATCCATTATGAGTATCAGTAACTCTTTTCCTTAAATTTCTACCTCTTGATAAATTATATTTATAATCAATTGCACTTTCAGTTAAACCACCTTCCGAAACATCAGTATGAAATCTATTAATAATAGAATGTATTTTTCCTTTCTGAAATAATTCATTAGTTTTTTTAATTAAACTGTTTTTAGAAAAATCATCAGTGTCAAGAAGACTAACAGTTGTTGTACTTTCATAATTTTTACTACCATCCTCATTATATATTTCTTCTGACTCACCGTTTCTTTCATCATATAAACCATAATTAATTGTTTCTTTAATACCACTTCCAGTATTTGACGGTTTTGGTTCTACTATTTCTCCAAAACCTTGACTATATGAAGGTGTATCAACTGAATAAAAATTATTAGTGTTTTTTTCATATACAACATATCTATCATCTTCAGTATTTTGTGAAGATGGTACTACATATTGATTCCTTGGTGTATATTCTTTTGTGTTATCATAAAGATTTTCATCTCTGAAATAACGACTGTCATCATATACTCTATTTAGTTTATCAATAGTATATTCTGTAGTACTATAACCATTAATTTTACCACCATAAAATATTTCATTAGGTTTATAATCTCTTCTATCATCAACACTGTATAGTTCAAAAATATTACTATTGACTAACTCAGGTATCGGATTATTCCTTTTAAAATCAAACCCCTCACCGTTTATCGGATTCAACGGCAATGCAGGATTATAAATCATTCTATTGATAAAACGGTTAAATATGTTTGCTCTACTATATTCAGGTATTCCGAAAACATCCGAATATAATTGTACAATTCTATTTTTTAAACCACTTAAATCTCTACCACCTAATGAATAATTTCTACCTAAATCCGTTGTATATTCAGCATCAAATTTATATCCTCCACCATTTAACATATATCTTCTTGCCACAACAGTACTATTTTTTTCAAATGATGTCTGTTGTGCCATAAATATAGCATTGTCTATTTTAGCAAGTGTACCTTGTTCTGGCGTTAAATTACTATATAAACCATAAAATCTACCAGGATATACTTTATCAAGCCTATTTAATTTTTCTTCATATATATATGGATTCTCAACACCTTCATGTTGTTCAGTATCATATAAAAACTTATAATTTTCAGTGAAAAACTCACCTTGATGATGTTTAACTTCATCAAAATTTTGTCTAACGCCCGTATTTATACTATTTTCATATCCTGGTTTTGTTGTGTAATCTCCAAAAGTAAAACCAACCAGCCCACTTTCTTCATCTAAAAAATGTGTCAGTCTATTTTTATCTTCAATTCTATATATTTCACCAACATCAGCACCATCAACAAATCCCTGAGCATTTTCATGATTTTTATATCTTAATGTCATTGGATTATACATCAAGTTTGCGTTTCTGAATTCAGTACCAATAGTATATACACCACCGATTTTCTTGTTTATTTTATTTCTAATCTGTTCAGCATATACACTACTTGACCCAATACGAAAATTCATTGGATTATTGATTTCTTGTCTAATTTTTAATTCAGCCATTATATTATATTTTAATATATGTTACTTATTAACTGGCATTATATAAACCTTTATTAATAACATTACCACCCTTGTTATTAATTGTCATTTGTTGTTCAATTAATTTTGTAATCTGCCTAATAAATACAGGATTCTTAACTAAATCGCCTAAAATATCTTTATTAATACCATTTCCTGCATCTAATTTAAGTGTTCCATTAATATTAACCTCAATTGGTTTATTCTGACCACCTATTGCTTCTTGCGCAGCACGAAATCTCTGTTTATTAAAAGCTGACATTGGTAATACCGTTAACATTCCACCGTTTTCAGCCTTTCTTGGCTTAATTATACCACCATTACCATATTTATCAGCATTAATTTTATTTAATTCGCTTAAATGTCTTGCTGTTGACTGTTTATTGACAACAAATTCGCCACCTTCAACCTCAACATTTGAACCTTGTATTCTCATACCACCTCTTGCATGTGATGGTCCTCTTAATATACCACCATTAGCCATCATACCCAAGGTATTTTGATTGGACGTAACATTAACTGTATTTGCATTTACTTGTTGTTCATCTATATCTATTTTTGCTTCAGCCATTGCTTTTGACAAACCTTTTAATTTATCGGCATCACCACTTTCATACATTTTACGTAAAAGTTTGTCACTTAACTCACCCTTATCAATTCTACCATTATTTTGAAGTGCGTTTTTAATGTTTTTTAATTCACTTACTGAATAGTCACCTTCAAGACTTTTAAATGAATCACTTAATTTAGCACCAAGTGAATGTGCAAGTTCTTCTCTTTTTTTGCTTCTTCTTTTTTCTTGTCCTTTCGTAATTGCACCGCCAATGATTTTTCCGGCTGTACCACCAATAACTTGTCCAATCATTGCACCCATTGGGCCACCTAATGCCATACCTAAAGCAGCACCTGCTGTGCTACCAATTGTGTCTCCAAGTGCTTTATTCTGATTATCTCTATCATCCTTAGTTATTGCTTTTCCAAAATCACCGGCAGCAAAATGTGCTAAACCAGTTATAGCACCAGCAAACACACCTGCACCAGCAACTTGCCCACCTGTCACAGCACCTGAACCCAACGCAGTTTTATTCCATAAACCATTTTTGTTTTTAACGCTTCCGTCTATTCTTGCATTTTGTTCAGCAGTTAGTTCTTTATTGTTTCCCCATGCACGATTACCTTTTTTGTTAATATGCCAATGTTTGCCATCTAAATCACCTTCGTTTACAACTTTCGAAGACTTACTACCAAAACCACCTTTTAAACCACCAACTGTTTGTATACCACCCCTAAACATTGACATTATTCCATTACCTATACCCCAAGCAGTCAATATGTGAACAATCATTTCAACATTATTGCCAATTAAATCAACTGCCTTTGAAATTGGTTTTTGTACCTTTTCTAGTGCTTTGGCCCTAACTGCATCCATTTTATTTTGGACACCTGTTAATTGTTGTGCCAATGTTCTTGTATCTTTTGCAATATCTCTAATATTATCAGTTTGTGATTGATTTTGTGCTCTTGCTAACCTTATATCATCACTTGTCATTTCATTGACATTCTTGGTAATCTCTTTACCATTTCTGTCAAAATATGTCATGTGTGCTGTTCCACCACTTACTGATGCTGTATTTTTAATAAATTGCTTTTCTTCATCAGTTAAATTAGTGTTATTTGCAATTTGCTGACCAATATAATCTGCTCTTCCTTGTGCCTGTATGGTTTCCATCACCTGATTGTAGTCCATACCCATGGCCTGTGCTGCTGCCCTAACACGTTGTTTGTTAAATGCACTAACATTTACTTGCCCCGTAGTAGCATCAAATCTTCCAAGTCCACCAACCATCTTGGTAAACCTATCCATCAATCCCTCCATATCAGTCATACTTTCATTAAGCATCTGTAATGGATTAGCAAATTGTGCAAATGGGCCACCTAATACTTGTAATTGTGCACTTGTCTCAACAGCACCTTGTAATGTACCAACCTTATCAGCAAAATTAGCAATTTGTTGCATATCAAGTTTAATAGCAGTTGCCTTTCTTGCCATACTTTCAAGACCTTTCAAACCGTTCTTAAAAGTATAGTTTTGTGCCATTTTTATATTCTGCAAGAAATTGTCTGAATATTTTTCAAAAGACAAACCATATCTACTTGCTTCTTCATACATTTTTCCGGCAGTTTTTGCTGCTTCAGAATAAGATAAACCGAAATTTTCAAGACTTGTTGCAAGTTGTCCACCCTTCTCCCCCATAACAACACTCATTGCAACAGCATTTTCTTGGTCATTTGAACTTAAACTAATGTTTCTTCCGATTGACGTTGTATAGCCTTGCCTTAATTTTAACAAATCTTCCATACCAACACCATAATTCATGGCTAAGTTCCCTGAAGCAATACTATTAATAGCATTTTTTCTCATTGCCTCCATTCCTCTGCCACCAATACCAATACTTCTTGCAAAGTTTGCTGAAGCGGTATCAACTTTCATCCAAGCATCAGCAAATTGTTTACCTACCCTTAAAATTTGACTACCACCTTGTTTTATATCGTTAAATCCCCTTCTTATTGAATCATATTTTTGTTCAAACAAATTGGCTTGTTCACCATATAATTTGGTTTGAGTATTGATTTTTTTAAGTTCTTCTTCCTGAAGGTCATTTCCTTTTGCTTTTAATGCATTTAATGTACCCTCTTTTGAAATTATGTCATCAAGTTCACTTTTAGTAATACCATATTTGTTAATTAATTCATCATCAATTTCACTTTTTTCTTTTCCTGTATCAAGTAAATCATGATAATCATCAATAACATCTTCAATTAGTTTTTTATTTTTTCCTAACTGTTTTTCAAGATTTTTATACTCTTTTTGGGATTTTTCAATCTCTTTATTTATATCTTCTAATGTTTTTTTAGTTTCTTCAACTTCTTCTCTGAACCTTTTAATTTGTTCGCCTTTATACATAGCATCATCTAACCCCAGTAATCTTGCACCAAAATTACCGGCATTCTTACTTGTTCTTTGAGCACGTTCAAGTTCTTTTAATGCTTTTTCCAAACTGTTTTCACCGCCAAAAAACGGTGTATAGCCAGGATATCTACCTTTTCCATCTTGTCTTTGCATGATGTTCTGTTGCATGACATTCTGAAAAGCATTGAAATTACCATTTAGTTTTTCAATTGCTGCGGTTAGTTTATCAATATTATCAGCCATATATTAGTATAAAATAAAATTCAACATTATTTCACATATAAATATTTAAGAAACACTTTTTTAAATAATAAAATGGTGATAATCTTTTAAAAATTATTCCCATTTTTTCTGTTAGATTGTTCCAACCTTGCATAACTATTTAAATCACCATTATTTCGCATACCACCGCCCTTTTCAAGTCTTTGTTGCTCACTTGCACTTTCTTCCTGTTCAGCATTATGTTTAAGAATAAAATACTTTCTATCCTGTATTGGCATGTTATAAACAGTTTCTATTGGTATACCGATATATTTGAAACAACCATATATTTCATCTTTAAGCCTTTTTTCATAATCCTCAGGCAATATTGAGAAAAAGATATTGGTCAAGTTGCAGAAACACCTTCATGGAGCCACCTCCAAGACTCTCAGGTTTTTCGACCTCAATGTTATAATCAATACCTGGCTCATTTTCAGTAATGTATTTACGTAGAGAACTACTATCTCTAACATTCATATTTCTGATAAAATCCCTAACCATTTTTCTGTCAGTAACACCATCTACTGCCATAACAGATAATTCAAGCCTATTAGTAACACTATGTGTAAATTCAGGAGATTCATCTTCAATCTTATCTTCCCAATTTTCTATTGTTCTAATTGCTTGTCTAACTTTAACTTTTTCTGCTTTTTCAAGTGTTTCATCCTCATCAATAAACCTGTCAAGATTTTCTACATAGTCTCTAATTTTTTCTTTAATTCCACCCTTACTTTCTTCTTTTTCGGCTTCATCAAGTAAAACTAAATCCTTATGTGTTAAAAACCTGAATTTTATTTGCTTTTTACTTACAGGTAATGTATAATCAAACCAACCATTTTCATCACCCTTTAACTTAAATGGTTTAAAACTTAATTTGCTTAAATCAAAAACAGTATCAAATTCTTCACCAGTTTCATTATCCTTTGCTGTAATTGGATATTCATTACCATAGCCACTTGCCCTAAGGAAAATAATTATTGCTTCCCTATCACCTTCCAACATGTCATATGTATCAATTCTGCTATCAAGTACTTTTTCTTTAAGCATCATATCAATAATCTTGTTATCACGATAAAGATTAGGAGCAATAATCATATTTTCATCATATGCTGTGAGATAAGCAACAGGTATTCTATTAATTTTATTCCTATAACATTCACCGTTTGAAGGAATAGGAATAACATCAAAAGCAGCCTGTGGATTATATTCTGATTTTGGGGTCAATTTATTTTCAATAACAGTCTCAGTTGGTGTTGGTTGTTCTTTCATTACTTCCATATTTCTTGCTTGCAACTGACTTTCATATTCTTTCTTAGCCCTGTCTTCAGTTTCATATTTTTCAAAAAGAGTATTAATCTGTTTACTATTGTTCTTACGAGGTACTCTTTTTATTGTCTTTAATTCTTCAACATCACCACCCAAATTAACATACTTTTTTATAACATCAGACTGTGCTTCTGTGATTAAATCAAGTTCTTCCTTAATTTTTTCATCAGTATACATTTTATTGCCTTCGGAATCATATGCATTCTTCATATTTTTTTCAGTATCCCTTTTAGTGTTTTCATACATAAGATATGAGTTTTTTAACATTTTAAGGTCTTTCTGTCTTTGAACTTCATCTATCTCCATTTTAAATTTTATATTAATACCTTATTTTTTTTATTATTAAATATAACATTTTAATTTTTTTTAATGCCTTTTTTTCATATCATCTTTTTTATTTTGAATATTTAAAGCCTCTTTCAATATTTTCATAACCTTACTTGGATTATTATTAATATCAGATTCCCATATTCTAATAATTGGTATTCCGTGCATTAATGCCCACTCATCTTTAACTCTATCAACATATTCACTGTGTTTCTGCATTCGGTTTTTTTCTTCATAAACCAAATCCTTACCATGCCTTTTTACCAATAATCACCATCAACTTCTATGAGAATACTACTGCCCATTGGGGTTGTAATCCTAAAATCATAATATCTTCCAATTTCCTCAGCCTTAAACTGATATTCATACTTCACACCCAACTTATCTAAAAACTCTTTAGCAAATTTTTCTTCTAATTTAGAAGTACCATATTCAGGATGTTTTTTTGTTTTTTTATTAGTGGTTTGATGGTGATTATTTTTCTTAACTTTCTTTAATATTTTATTTTTAATCGGTTGTGTCATTACTTTATTTTTTCAACTATTAATGTTCCGTTTTCATATGTGATTTTTGCTTCAGATTTTTTCATTGTATATTCAACAGAAATATCTTCCGACTTACTATATGCACTAATTTTAACATTTTCACCATCTTCTTTTATCGAGATGTTTTTTGCATTTGTTAATTCTAAAACTTTTTCAACCATATAGCCTGTTGAAGTTTTATCTTCTTTACAACAGCAACAACAATTTGCATCGTTAATAACATTATCTTTTCTTGCAAGTAACTCATCGCCAACTAAAAAGACATGTCTTCCTTTCTCTTTTTTTATTTCTCTCAATTCCTGTGCAAGTACCTTACTTTTGTTTTTAAAATCACTATTTTCACTAAAAACATCACCTTTAAAAGTATCAAATACCTCTCTTGTGTCAATGTCAAAAGGTATTGAATCTATCTTTATCTTATTAAGAATGTCAGGCTTTTTTATTATAATATCGTTGGTTTTCTTCCTTATTGTCTCTAATCTCCTTTTAACCTCTTGTCTTAAATTATCATAGTTAGTACTATCACTATCAAACTTATCTAAAAGTACTAAACCACTATTATATTCACCAACTAAATTCTTTATTTTAGTAAGTGCTTCTTCGTCTGTATATCTCCTGATATTAGGTGTTTTATTACAGTTTACTTTGTTAATACTGATATTTTTTTTCATATTACTTAATGTTTTTTAAAAATGGGTTACCCTTCAAACCTATTATTATTTTTTCAATTTCTTCGCATTCATTTTTAAAATTAAAAACCGATTCGGGTTCTAATTCAAACCATTCATATAACTTATGTTCAGGCCAATGTCTATGATGTAGTGTTTTCTCAATAAAAAAAGGATATTCTGTTTCATAATAATCCACCAAAAAAATTTCATCACCATTTCCTGTCTGCAATTTTTTTATTCTTTTTTCAATTGAACCTCTTGTCATACCTATTTTAAATACATTATCATGACCACTGTCACATAATAAATAAACATAAGCCATTTTTAAAATATTTTTGTTTTTATCTCACCGCACAAAGTCCACTCAAATAGACCTAATTGCAAATAATTATATTTTCTTGGACTTGCATCTGTATACAATACACCTGCACCACAGTTATATGTTTTTTGTTCGTAAAAAGTGTTGTCACCCATATAAATGGCATATGCCTTATTAACACCGCCAAAATAAGTATAATTTTTTTTCAATTTTTTCGACCTGAAAAATCCCTTTATCTGATAGTATTTAACTAAAAACCAATTTAATATCTTAATAAATAATCTTTTCATTAAACAAAACTTACTTTACTCTAAAAATAAAATGTTTATAATATAAAAGTCAAGATATTTTAAGAAAAATAACTATTTATATAAAAAATAAATTGTATTATGAGTAAAGAAATTAAACAAAATATCAACGAAATTAAAAAAATATCAGCAAAATTTCCTAAAACCATAAAAGAGGCTCTTAACTTTAATGAAGCAGATGACTCAATTGAAACTATGGATGAACCAACAATGGAACCTGATAACCATCAGGAAGAACCTATTGTTAATAAACCAAATGAACCAAAAGAAATGGAATCCGTAGGTATGAATGTTGCTGAATTTGTTGATGATATTAGAAAAAAAGCATTAAGGGGAATGGCTGAGTTAGCTGATAATCCTGATGATGAAAAATATCAGTTATTGAAAAAAATTTGGGCCATATGTGATAAAAAACCTGAACAACAATCAGCATTTAATACACAAAATATAAGAGAACAATAAAATTTTTTACTATTTAAAACTATTTATATATAGAAGAAAGTAAAAAAACAAAGCCATGAAAAAGTCTTTAAAAGAAAGAGATGTCAATGTAACAAGAGAATGGATAAAACTATTCCTTGGTATTGCACTTGCCATTTTTGGTATGGGTATCATTGCTTTTAGTTTAATTGCCCCACCTATGGGTGCAATACATGCAAGTGTTGTAACTACTTTTGGTACTATTCTTGCTTGGGTAGGCACAATGTTCGGTATTGATTCCAATACAAAAATCAGAAAATATGAAATTGAAACCGAACATGAGTTAAAAAATAGAGAACTTGAAGAAAAAATGAGACGGTTTGATATAAGACATGGTTATAAAGATATAATAGAAGAGGATATAGAAAAAGAGGACTAAATTAGTCCTCTTTTATTTTTCCTAAACATTCATCTAATCCTTCCAACCAATGCCTGACATATGGTTTATTTTCCTCTAACTTAATTAGTTGTTCAGTATTTAACACACTATATGATGGTCTGATATAATCAGTATCAAAACATGGCTTTACTAAATCACCACCATCCCATATATCAACAGCTTTTGCTAAATCATACCATGATGCTACACCTAAATTACTGAAATTAATTAGTCTTACATTCTTGTACTTTTCTATATTATTAACAACATCAATAATAAAATCGGCTAAATCTATTCCATATGTTGGTGAACCAACCTGTGTATTTACAACACTACATTCCTCACCATTTTTGACTTTATTATATATTGTCTTTATAAAATTTTTTCCAAATTCAGAATATAACCATGATGTTATTACTATTAAATAATTATTTTCCATTATATTTTCCAATCTACACATACCCTCATACTTTGACATACCATATATGTTTTTTATCATACCGGTTGTGCAATCATAATATTGCCTTTCTTTGCATGGTTTTGGCTTAACCTCACCATAAATGTAATCAGTACTAATATGTACCAAAAATATATTGTGTTTTACTGATATTTCAGATAAATTTTCAACACCATCACAATTTATTTTATATGCTGTTTCTCTATCTTTTTCAGCACCATTTACATTGGTGTAAGCAGCACAATTAACAATTATCTTAATATCAGGGTTATTTTTAATATACCCCTCTATCATATCCCTATCAGTAATATCAAATTCATTCCTTGTTGCGAAAATATATTTTTCATCATTACCAACAAGTGATTTAATACACTGACCTAACTGACCATTAGAACCTGTTATCAATATTTTATCCATAAAAAACTTTTTACAAAAATACTTTTTTTTTATGAAAAAACAAAAAACATACTATTTATATTAAAATTAAGATAATAAAAAAATTAAAAATATAATACAATGTCAGACTTACTTTTGAAGGCTCCATTAACCTATGAGCCATTAAAGAAAAATAGATGGATATTAAGATTCCCTGCTGATTTGGGTATTCAAGAATGGACACTTGAAAGTGCTTCAAGACCAAGCATTAATCAAAACCCAGTTGAAATTCAATTTTTGAATACAAGTACTTGGGTCGTTGGTAGATACACTTGGGAAGACATCAACGTCACGTTGCGCGATATGATTGGTCCATCTACTTCTCAGGCTGTTATGGAATGGATTAGACTTTGTTCTGAATCTGTAACAGGCAGACAAGGATATGCTGCTGGTTATAAGAGAGATATAGAACTTGAAATGCTTGACCCTACAGGTGCAGTTGTTCAAAGATGGATACTTAAAAATGCATGGATTACAACATCTAATTTTAATGATTTAAGTTATGGTGATGATTCACTTGCGACCATAGCAATTAATATCAAGATGGACTATGCGATTTTGGCTTATTAATTGATTATCAGTAATTTATAAGAAAATAGAGAATATGGAAGAATTTAATTCTTCCATATTTTTTTGATTTTTCAAAATTTTTTTATTATATTTGTAAAAACTCCCAAGGATAAAGTATGGATAAAGAAAATTTTATAATAAAAGCAAGGGAAATACATGGTAATAAATATAATTATGACAAGGTTGAATATATTAATAAAACAACCAAGGTATGTATAATATGTCCTGAGCATGGTGAATTTTGGCAAACACCTAAAGCACATATTACACAAGGTTATGGATGTAGAAAATGTGGAAGAAGGGTTAGTGCTGAAAAAACAAAAAAAACCACCGAAAACTTTATTGTAGAGGCAAAAAAAATACACAATAATAAATATGATTATTCAAAAGTAGAATATACCAATGCTTTCGAAAAGGTTTGTATAGTTTGTCCTGAGCATGGTGAATTTTGGCAGACACCACATGACCATCTTAAAGGTGTTGGATGTCCTTCTTGTGGAAATTTATTAAAAGGACAAACAAAAAAACTTACACAAGATGAATTTATAAAAAAAGCAAGAAAAGTACATGGAGATAAATATGACTATAGCAAAGTAGATTATATTAATAGTAGTACTAAAGTATGTATAATATGTCCTGAACATGGTGAATTTTGGATAACACCTAATTGTCATTTAAATGGGCAGGGGTGTAAGGAGTGTGGATATAAAATTATTTCTCAAAAAAACAGAACAAATTTAGATATATTAATAAAAAAATTCAATATTGTCCACAATTCTAAATATAACTATGATAAAATAGTATATCAAGGTACTGACATACCAATTACAATTACATGTCCAATACATGGCGATTTTTTACAAAGACCACATGACCATTTATCAGGTCATGGTTGTCCAAAATGTGGTGTAAGATTATCCAAAGCCGAAAATGAAATATATGAATATTGTCAGAGTTTATTTTCTGATGAAATAATACAAGGTGACAGGTCAGTAATTAACCCCTACGAATTAGATATTTATATACCTAAAATTAAAACCGGCATTGAATATCATGGTCTTATTTGGCATTCCACAAAATATAGAAAGGATAAAAACTATCATCTTAAAAAACTCAATGCATGTAAAGAAAAGGGTATTAAATTACTTCAAATATTTGAAGATGAATACATAAATCATAAGGATATTGTTTTTAATAAAATAAAACATATTATTGGAAAATGTGATAATTACCCTAAAATTTATGGGCGAAAATGTGATATTAGGGAAATAGATAAAAACACAGCAAGAGATTTTCTTAATGAATTTCACATTCAAGGATTTGTTGCATCCACAATATATTTAGGGTGTTATTATAATAATGAATTAGTTGGTGTAATGACATTTAAGCAAGAAAAGAAAAATAGTAACAAATGGGAATTAACAAGATTTGCAAGCAATTATAATTATATTTGTTGTGGTGTTGGTGGTAAGTTATTTAGTTATTTTGTAAGGAATTATAATCCCAATGAAATTAAATCATTTGCTGACAGAAGATGGACAGTAGATGAAGAAAACAATATTTATATACAATTAGGTTTTAAATTTGACTCTTATACCAATCCAGATTATCATTATTTTAAATTTGAGGATGGTTTAATAAGACAACACAAATTCGGTTTCAGAAAACAAATATTACATAAGAAATATGGTTTACCACTTACAATGACCGAAAAAGAAATGACTGAAAAATTAGGTTATGAAAAAATATACGATTGTGGTTTAATTAAATATGTATGGAAAAAGGACTGATATATTATCAGTCCTTAATTTTACATCCTTACTCCTTGTTTATTCATCAGTTGTTCAGCATATTCCTGAAAGGTTTTACAACCTGCATTATTTCTAATATTACAAAAATAATCATAAACATCTTTTATATTAAGTATTCTGTAATTACTTAATACACTATCCAAACCGGCATCTACTCTTAATTCATTTGATTGTATATTTAGATTATCAATAGAGCCATGGCAATGACCATGTACCATACATGAACCATGTGTTCGTCTATTCCAAGTCAATAAAGGAAAATGACAAATTTCAATACAAAATGTCTCATTAGAATCAATCCAATCATATTGTTTGTAGTTAAATTTCACTTCTTTTATTTGGTTGACTGATTCAAAATAATTTTCAAGACCAACCAATGACTTATCATGATTACCAACAATAAGATGTTTTTTGCCATTTAATTTCTTAAGTAGTTTTTCAGTATTTTCCCTATTAGCAAAAGAAAAATCGCCAAGAAAATAAATAGTGTCTTGTTTTTTAACGGTTTTGTTCCATAATTCAATAAGCCATTGATTTTGTTTTTCAATGGCCATTTCTATATTTTCCATATCCAATTCATTCAAACCAAGAATATTCCTTCTTTCCTTCTGAAATTTCAAAATATTATAATGGAAAAAATGAAAATCAGATGTTATCCAAGTATTTTGCATAATTAAAAAATTTCTTTATTACCAAAATTAAAAACTATTTCACCATAACCTTCTTTTCTTCTCCTAAGTTCATTTAAAGTATCTGCACATGGATTCATATAACACTCAAACTGTATTGGGTAAGAAAATCTTTTTAGTCTTTCAGGATTTTTATAGTCAAGATTATTTGATTTAATCATTGATGTATAATACTCATTTTTAGGATTGTTCAAATCAATGTCATCAGATATTGCCTTACCAACAATTTCACCATCTTTATTAATATAATATGGTCTTGCATTAGGCTCCTTAATAAGAACACTATCCTGATTATATTTTCCACACATTTGTATTGCAAACAGTTTTAAATCAGAAAAATCAGTTAGTTCACCATTGTTTTTGGTGTGATTGAAAACAATAAAAGATGGTTCATAACTATCTACAACACCGTCTGTCCCATGATAACCACCATATACAGGAAAATAACCATATTGTGATGTTTTTAAATCGTTAATAAGATTTTTTGTGTTTTTATTATTGGTTTCTTTATCCAAACCACTTCTGTTTGCTGAAACAATAATAAAACCATCCTTACCATGTTTATTAATAATTCTACTCAATGTTTCCTCATTAAGTGTTTGTAGTGAGTATGTATTATTAATATTATATAACTCATTAAAAATCGTCTTTTCTATTACATGTTCACCAATTCGTGACATTAGATTTTTTATCTCATTTAATTGTGCCATATTATTCTTCTTTAATTTCATTAAAATCGGTTGTCCAACCGGCATTAGTTATTTTATCAATATTCGAATCAAAAAGAATAAAATTACCAATAGTATAATCACCATATCCTCTCTTTTCATAAGTAAGAACACCATCTTCAATCAACTTATTCATTTTTGCCTCGGTATTTCTATATAAATATTCTCTATGTGGGCAATAACCATCTATATCTGTTGTTATATAATAAAATTCAAAACAACCATAATAATACATTTTAGATACATGTAGTTTTTTCTCCCATTCTTTCTTTTTCTTTTCAATCCATTCATCTGTTTCAGGATTATCCTCAGGCTTCAAATAAACATTACTTATTGTCAAACCTTTTACACCATTAACCTCACTAATTTTAAACAACTTATTATTATCCTCAATAAACTGCATCAACTCAGTCTTTTTTACACCAAGTTCCTTGGCAGTATCGGTTAATACTGCATAATTTTTACATTCTATTTTTTGAATCAGATTAACAATTCTTTTAATTTCAGTAATTTCAAGTTTTCCCATAAAAATATATTTAACATTATATTACTTACAAAAATCATACCAAAACTATCTCCAAAAACAATAAAGGCACTTATTATTACACTGATGTGGTTTATCTTTAATTAATTCAGTTTTATTTTCACTACAACCACAATGTGTTCTTGCTTCTTTATTACCAATAAGTGTAATTTTGTCAGTCAAGCCAAGTATATCAACATCTTTTTGAGATAAACATGGTGTTGTTTTTAAATACATGTCACCAATATTTGGCTCACCACATATTTCCAAATCAATATTATTTCTCACTGTAACATTTATAATCATTTGTAATGCATTTAGTCTACTTACATCAGTTGCATGAAAAGTATTATAAGGTAATTTAACTTTTTCATTATTAAACCTTTCTTTAACATGTTTGTACATATCAAGAAAAGATATTCTAACCCTTTTAATACCTAAATCCATAAACAAATTTATAACATCAATAGCAGTTTCTATACCTTTTTCAGTTGGCACAATAGGGTCAACCCTTAATACTATTTGCTTAACAGGAAAACCTTTATCAATAAGTTTCTTTACTTGTTGATAACTCCATTCTTTTTTGGGTACAAGTGGTTCTATTTTACTACCACCCATTCCAGTCACACAAATATGTAATATTATTTTCTCCTTATTCTCTACTATTTTATCAATAAGTTTATCAGTCAACCTTTTTGTTATTATAAGATTTCCTGCATATAAATTATCAAAAATTTCAAGGTGAAAACATGGGTCTGAAATCTCAGTTGTACCAAATCTTTGTGTTTTATCAAATAGTACCATTTATTTTAAGTTTTATAATTATACTTTCTATTGTATTTTCAAATGACCCAAACCATTCTTTATCCCTCAATATCTGTTCATATTTGTGGTCATTGTCATTCCTTCTCCATACAGTATAAAAATAACCTGTTCTATCATTCAACGCCAGTGTATATACAGGTATCATTTCAATAACAATATTGTATTCCTCAGACAGCCAATCAAAAACCTCAGCATATGTTGGTGCTTTATAGTATTTTCCATAAATATAATCCTCATATTCAATTAACTGTCCTTCTTTATATTTTCTTACACCAAGATTATTATCAATAGTACCTTCAACACCATCTTCACCTGCGTAACTTGGTGTGTCACTATAATCTGATACTCTGTTATCCAAAATCTTTGCAATTTTAAAACTAACTATTTCACTATATTTTTCCATATTACAAATAATTTATATTTTTTTTTTTATTTCTTTATCCATATACTATCAAATGTGCTTCTTCTTTACTAAAACCTTTTTCAATTAACAAAAATTTCCTATATTCTAACGATATTTTTATTTTCAATACAACATTATCTGGGAAAGATGCCAAATCATTTGTGAACCTTTCATGTGCTATGATAGTAAAATTTCCTGGTAATAAAATATCTTTATGTAAAAAACCATGGTCATGACAAGTGTCATATAAATCATCAAGATAATCAATATCAAAATAGTATTTAATCATCTCACTATCCAATTGAACATATGGTGGTATCCTGATTATCTTATAACCAATTTCGTGATAAATATCATCCTTTAACTTATCCATAATGTTTATATTGATATTAGAAAAATGACCCCTTCTTAAAATATTATCACCATCAAATTCAACTATTGTTTTAAGTTTATGACAAACATAATCAGGCTTTATTACAGTACCAACTTTTGTTCTTAATACCTGATTATCAATTGTCAAAATTTTATTATGTAGAAATATATTATTAGGAAATAATTTACTTAATATAATATTTAAACAATTATTTTCTTCACCATATTCCCTTAAGCCATTTTTATTAGTAATTTCCATTTTTTGCGTAAAATTACAAATTTTTATTTTAAAAAACAAAAAAAGTCACTAAAAAAATTAGTGACTTTTTTTATAAGTATTTAATTATCAATTTATTCGTCAAAACCCACACTTTCTATGAATTTTTTAATTTCACTAATACTTTTAAAAACATTATAATTTATAAAATGTTGATTTTTATTTTCAGTTATTAATTTTTCATATTCTGATGTTGTAAAATAAATTAAATTAATATTATTTTCTTTACATAATTTTTGTTTATTGATATCTAATAAAATATTTTTTTTGTATTCATTTTCAGCCCATTCTATCCCTTTTCCTGCAAAATCTGTGGGTTGAAAATGCTGTATCCCCTGACATTCTATTCCAATCTTATACTTTGGTAAATAGAAATCAATTGCTTGTTTATGAAAATCTTTATTATGCTTATATTCACTAATATATTCTATATTATTTTCTTTTAAAAACAATCTTATAGTTCTTTCCAATACACTTTCGCTACACCCAGGACATCCTATCCCTTTTCTTATATTATGTGGGGACATTAAAAATTCACCATGTTCAGGACAAATAATAATTGATTTTTCATGAGTATTTTTATAAATGAACTTAGAAAAATCATATTTATCTTTAATCCATTGTGGTAAACTCTCTAAAAATTCTTCGGTTGTATATTTATGATTTTTTGAACATCTTGGACAACCTGCTTTCTTATCTATATGTGATGAAGGTGTTTGCCAAAACTCACCATGTTCGTTACCATTTTCATCTTTCTCATGACATATTATACAAACTGGGACATTATTTCTTTTGTAATTAACTTTACTATAATCATATTTATCACCATGAATTTTCTTGGCCCTTTTTATAAATAAATTATCATCCATATAACTACCACTACATTTAGGGCAACCATGATTACTTAAATGTGAATTGGCTTCTTGCCAAAACTCACCATGTTCGTTACCATCTTCATCTTTCTCATGACATATTATACAAACTTTGGTTTTAGCGTTAATATAATTTACTTTGCTGTAATCATATTTATTGCCATGTACCTCTTTTGCTTTTTTAATAAAAATTTCTGTTGTTAACTGATTGTATTTCATTTTATTTTTTTTATATAAATATATAAAAATCCTGAAAAAGTTAAGTTTTATGATAAAAAAAAAATAAATTCCCGATTTTTATCGGGAATTTAATAAATACTTATTCGACTAATTTATTCTTCGAATTCTATTTGTTCTGGGTATACAACAAATGAAATTGAGATATATTCTAATGCAGGTGTAGGTTTGACAAGTATCTTGCATGGGAGAATATGTTGGTCTCTTGTCTCAGGTGTTGATTCAGTAACAACCCTATAATCAACAATACCTCTATTTGATTTAACATCAGCAAGAATTGGTTCAACCAATGACCTGAACTGTTTTTCAAGTGTTGCATCATATTGTTCAAAGATAAGATGTTTAGCAGCCTCAGTAACAAGTTTCTTAATTCTAATCATAAGTCTTCTAACATTGATTCTATTAAGAGGACTTTCCCTTGTATAGAGGGTCTTGTTACCCCAAACTTTAACACCATCCTGAGCAAATGACTTAATTGGATTAACTCTACCTTCATAAAGTGTATCTTCATCAGATAATGTTGTTTTTATATCAGCCTTAATACAGTCAATATTTCCTCTTTCAGTACCGGCAGGTGCAAACCAAGGATAAGAATTATTATCGGTTTCAGCCATATTTCTAACAACATCCTTAGTTACAGGAAGTGTAAGATACATCTTAGCGGTACTATCATAGAACTTAATCCAAGGCCAATATGTACATGCATAGGATGATGTTAAATCACTATCTTCAAGTGCTTCAACAACTACATCTGCTGATTTATCCTCATTAACATCCTTAGGTGAATTAATAATATAAAGTGCATCACCACCACGACCATCTTCAGGGTCCTCAATAATGTCAAGAGCATCCTCAACAAGAAGTGTGTTATTAAAATAGTCAATACCTGGTGTTGCAAATAAGTTAATATCAACATCCTGAGGATTTGCAAACTGTTTATAACCGGCTAAGAAAGCATAGTAGTCAGTATTAATAGCATTGACAGGCAAACCTAAATCAAGTGTAGGGTCAAGTGCTAATTCAGTATCACTGATTACACTGAAAGGACAGCCACTAACAATTGCATATTTAGAAGCCTTAAACCTATCTTTATTAGTTCTTTCAGGTCTGTAAATATCCCAACCGTCAAAACCACCATAAGGATATACAGTAAATTTACGGAGATTTATGTCTTCATAAATTGTTCCATCAACATAATCCTCATTGAAAAGTCTTGGGATTTTAACTGATTGTGCAGCAGCCTGCATAGGGTCAACAGTTGTGAAAGTATAACCGCTTTCTGCATCAACAAATATGGTTGCACCTGAAAGTGTATTTCCACTAACATCTTCCTTACTATTAGGCATTGAAAGAATAGCATCAAGGTGGAAACCATTAGTAATTAAACTTGGTTCGGCATCACCATTTCCATTGCTATAAGCAGTAACACCCTTATAATTAAGAACATCAACATCAAGAATATCTTTACTTAAACCGAAATACTGTCTCTTTGGTTTAATTTCATCCCTAAATTGTGTGTTATATGCTAATTCAATCCTATTCTTTCCATAAGTAGGTACAGGATAACCAAGGAATCCGCAAGGAACACATGACTCAACACCATCTTCATCTGAAATTTCAACTGTTACATATTTTGATTTTGCAACATAGCCACCGTCAAATGTACCAACTTTTGCACCAATGTAGTTATTAGTACCAGGCATCATCGTACAGTTAGTGAATTTTTCAAGAACAACAGGAGAAGCATCTGTATCATTGAAATCACGAATCCAAATATCAAACAATCCCTCATCAGGTCTAATTCTTTGAATGGAAATTTTTACCTGATAGTTTGCTGCATTACCATCGGAAATAGTATAGAACTTAAAGAGTTTCTTAACATTGATGGACTCAGTTGTGGCTTCTTTAACTTCTGAAACAATCCAAGGTGTCTGTGCACAACGATAAGTTTCTTTATAATTTTCATAGTCCTCTTTAACACCATCAGATGTCTCAAAAGATTTAATACCATTATCATTGCCTATCGAAGTAAATTCAACAGTATCA